TTTAATTTATTATTTACGCGTTCTTTTTTCTCGTTCTTTTTTCTCGATATTTTTAGAGCCTTTTTTTTTTATAATACACTGTTTATCTGTTTCTTGAGTACTTTTTAAAACTTTCTCGCAAAATTTCACGTTAATTGAAGATAACGCAACGGATGGAGTGTCTGCGTTGGCAGATATTGTATCTCTGTCACTTTCTTGCCATGACAGCGAGATAGTGACTTGTACATATCTCAAAAAACGTGGGCTTTCTCGATGTTGCTTATCTAATTAACAGGCAATGCGAGAAGCCTAGACCACGGGTAAGCGACCGAACAGGGAGCTCCCGTCTTTTTTTATGTCTAATACTTTCGACCTTGATAGGCGGAAATAAAGCCGAATTTGGAGCGAGGAGGCATCGAGTTATTACTATGAAAATCGAAATTACCAAATGCCACGAAATTAAAACTGTAGATGATTGGCACCAATATGCTCCGCCACAAAACCCAGAGAAACAATGGAAAGATGGACGCAGTGCAAAACTGTTTGCTGAATATGCATTAAGTCAATGTTTTGCAGAGAACATGCACAAAATTTTGTCCGATTATGGATTCCAGACATCCAAAGTCTTATCGTGTGAGCCTGAGGTCAACACAAAATTGCCTTATGGTAGCAAAGGCCGACAACACGACCTGTTGATAGATGGCAAAAATTTCATTGTCGGAATTGAAGCTAAAGTTTCCGAATCATTTGGGAAAAGCATTGAAGAAGAATACACCAAAAGCGAGGGCAAACGAGACCGGATTAAAAGTCTGTTGGCGTACATTGGCAAAGATTATGAAGAAGCTAAAGACTGCAAATATCAGCTCTTGACAGGTCTGGTTGGAACATTGTTGGAAGCAAAGGAAAGAGGAAAGGAAAAGTGCCTATTTCTCGTCATTGTTTTTTCTGGCGATGTAACGGCTACGCAAAAAGAGCAAATAAAGAACAACGAAGACTATTCCTATTTCTGTAACAGTTTGTTGGAACAAGCCGATGGATCTGGTAAAAAGTATTCTATCGAAGACACAGAGATTACTTGCTACATCAAGAAAGTGGAAATCAAAGTTGAGTCCAAAAGATTTTTATTAACCAATTGAATATTACGTCTATGAAAAATAATTTTCTTTCCATTTTGCTCACAGCATTATTGATGCTGTCGTGGCAATCGCTTTGGGCGTATGATTATGATGCCAAAATCAATGGCATCTTTTACAAGTTTTCAGGCACGGAAGCTATGACGTATAAATCACCCTCTTACGACTCATATAGTGGTAATGTAAAAATCCCCAATACGGCAACGGACAATGGCAAGACCTATAACGTGACGAGCATCGGCAACCAAGCGTTCTATGACTGCATGGGACTGACGAACATCGAGATTCCAAGCGGCGTGACAAGCATCGGCGAATATGCGTTCTGTAACTGCAAAAGATTGACAAGCATCGAGATTCCGAACAACGTGACCAGCATCGGCGATGGTGCGTTCAGATACTGCACGGGACTGACGAGCATTGAGATTCCCAGCAGCGTGACAAGCATCGGATACAGTGCGTTTTATAGATGTTCTGGACTTACGAACATTTCGATTCCAGACGGCGTGAAGAGCATCGGGACAGGTACGTTCGATGGCTGCACGGGGCTGACAAGCATCACGATTCCAAACGGCGTGACTAACATCGGAGGAAGTGCGTTCTCCCATTGCACGGGATTGACAAGCGTTGAGATTCCGAACAGCGTAACGAGCATCGGCGACTTTGCGTTCTATGGCTGCACGGGACTGACAAGCATCGAAATTCCGAGTAGTGTGACGAGCATCAGTAAATTTGCGTTCCAGAATTGCACGGGACTGACAAGCATCAAAATTCCGAGCAGCGTGACAAGTATCGGCAACGGTGCGTTCTCTGGCTGTATTTAGAGACCTCTAAACAACCATAAACGATGAAAAGCACATGGAGTTAAATCTTTGTATATCAACCACTTTTAGAATTTAACACTTCGGACTTGCTTTTTGGTGGGTCTCAAAAATCCGCTTACCTTTGCTACGCATTTCTACCGCGGAGATTTTTGAGGGCTTTTATTTTGCCATCTCGTGGACATGGTTGACAAAGGTTTACAAGAGTGGACAACGGTTGACTGATGAACGAGAGGGAAAAGAGCAAAGAAGTGCCCTCATTTGAAGAACGTGACATCGTGGAATGAGTTGACAATGGGTGTCAATGATTGACGAAAGTTCACTCCGTGGCGGTTTGCATGAAATTGATTGTAGAACCACATAAAAAGGAGTCAAATGAGAAAGACAAGAAAATGCGTCTTCTGCGGCAAGGAGTTCACATGTAACAGCGGCTCGCAGAGGTATTGCTCAGAACATTGTGCCGAGGCGGCAAAGGCTCAGCGCAAGAAGAGACAACAGGACTTTTTGAAGGCTGTCCAGCCAGTTATAGACATCGCCAGCCAGGAGTATCTCACATTCTCCAAGGCTGCTATCCTCATGGGATGCTCCCGTTAGTACGTTTACAAGTTGGTAAACGATGGTAAACTTCCTGCATCACGAATCAGCAACCGTATGGCTTTCATCCGCAAGGCAGACATCGAGAAGATGCTTGCTGGCAATCCTTATCATAGAGTGTTGCCTGGTGCTTCATCAAACACCCCAAACAAGAAATCGTCTCATTCATCATCTTCTTCCCTTTTGTCAAAGAAAGGCAAGAATCAGATTGGCGAATCACCAATGATGTTTGCCGAACCACTTGACTATATCTCTGGTGAGGATGTTATGGCAACCTACAAGGTAAAGAAATCTTGGCTCTATGTTTCAGCCAAGAGAAACAACATACCTATGTGTAAGATAGCTGGCAAGAACTATTATAGCCGGAAGCACATGGATGCACTCTTCGGAGTGTCTGCCGAGATAGAGGCTTTGACAGAGTGGCTGACAACGGATGAGGCAGAATCCCTATATTCCACGACCAAGGAATCCTTGCGCACCCAAGCCTACCGCCGCCATATTCCAACTAAGCGAGAATATGGCAGGACCTACTATTCAAAGATACATCTTGATAAAATCTTCCGTCCCGACCTGAAGGCGCGTGATGCCTATTACACCACAGCAGAAGCTGCCGAGAAGTACGGCTTGACCAAAAGCAATATTTGCGTTATCGTCAAAACGAACAACCTCACGAAGGTGAAAGTCGGAGTGCGGAACCTCATTGTCAAGGAGGAATTAGACCGAATAATGGCGAGCAGACTGGCACAATTCGGGGCTTACAGGCTCCAATAATGCCCAACAATAAGCATCAACTGCGTGAAAGTGCAATTATCCGTGAGTTATGAAAGGGTAAGTTGGTCACACTTTCATCATGCAGTTACTTTGCACTCGCTATGAGACGCATAGCCTTCGATTATTAACAAAACAAATTTCATACAAGTATGAGTAACATTTGCAAGACAGTAACCCTGCGTACACGTAAGATAAAGAAAGGTACGCAACTGAGTTTCTACCTTGACTACTATCCCGGCTACAGGGACGAGTCAACCATGAAGGTACAGCGACATGAGTCACTTGGCATCTACATCTTTGCCAAACACAGGAACCAGCGCGAGCGTGACTACAACGAGCGCATGACTGAGAAAGCCGAGGCGCTGCGCTGCCGACGCTATGAGAGCATCGTGAACGAACGCTATGACTTCTTTGACCAAGCAAAGATGAGGGGCGACTTTCTTGCCTACTTCAAGATGAAGGCCGACAAGAAGAATTGCAAGTGGCAGCATGTCTATAAACACTTCAACCGCTTCTGTAACGGTAAATGTACTTTCGAGGAAATCAACGTTGACCTCTGCAATAGATTTCGTGACTACCTGCTGACTGCTCCGCAGACCATCCACACGGAACACAAGCTTCACATCAATTCCGTAGCAGGTTATTGGTCAACCTTCCGTGCAGTACTCCATACCGCTTATAGGGAACACAAGATTATGGAAAACCCGAACGGCTTCTTGGAGCGGATTGACACCATCCCAACAGAGAAAGAACATCTGTCCAAGGATGAACTTGTCAGGTTGGCTAACACTCCGTGTGAATATCACGTTTTGAAGACCGCCTTTCTGTTTGCTTGTCTGACAGGACTTCGTAAGAGTGACATCAAGCAACTAGAATGGACTCACATACAGCCCTACGGTGATGGAGGCATGTATGTCACCCTTCGTATGCAGAAGACCAAGGAACTGGTGAACAATCCCATCAGCGACGAAGCACTGGAGTTGATTGGTGGCAGCGGAACAGGTAAGGTCTTTGAAGGTTTCACAGACAAGATGACGCAGACACCCTTGAAGAACTGGCTGAAAGCCGCTGGCATTACCAAGAAAATCTCTTTCCATTGTAGCCGCCATACTTTCGGATCATTACAGGTGGATGCAGGTACAAGCGTCTATACCGTCCAGCACATGTTGGGACACAAGAACGTGTCGACAACTCAGATCTATGCCAACATGGCTGATGACAGCAAGCGTGAGAGCGTCAACCGTATCACGTTGAAGCCAAAGATAACTCCACAGTTGAAGGTCGTCGGACATGGCTAAACAGATTTCTTGGTTCTATTTCGTCAAACAATAGAACCAAAGACATTATCATCATGCCAAAAACACAGGAAAATGAGAACCAACAGGATTGGCTCTCATTTTTCGTTGTACCTTTGTCGTGCAAAAAAGCAACGGCAAATAAGAAGAAAAAAGACAGAAGAAAGGTTCAAAATGCCCAACTGTGAAAATCATACTCTAACCAAGTATGATTCATAAATAAGCATAAATCATTGGTCTATAGACAGAAAGACTGTATGCCATGTACAAAATTCTTCTTAACTTTGCACCGCTTTCGAAGGAATAACGAACAATAAAACGTAATAAAAATGAAAATAGATTCTCCATCTTCCATCACTCCACGTGAGGCATCCATCCGACTCGAATGGATTTCCTCAAGAATACTGCCAGGAGTTGCAGTACTCCTTCTTTCAATTCCACTTTGCCAGTGGGCAGACTCCATCCTGCCCGATGACATTGTCCCTGTCAGTGTCATCTACATAATGTCCGTGACTGTACTATGGTCTGCATACACGGCTATGCAGTATGCTTTCGTTGAAATGTCACAGACGAGGATAGCCAAGAAGAAGGTCTCTATAGGCAAGACCAATACCCACGCAGAAGAAGGACAAACACCTATTCTTCTTTTGGAGGCAAAACCGTTTGCTAATGAACCAGAGGATATAAGGCCTGTCGATGGTGTTGAAGCATTTACCGAAAGCATAACCGATGCTGAGGTAGTCGATGGGATAGTTGAGGAAGTATCAGTTACAGATACCAAGGTCATAGAAGAACCCAATCCCGACAATGAGCCATCCACTGTTTCGTCCGTTCCAGTCAGCTCGACCTATCAGCAAGGTATAGATGACTTTTATCAGAGTCAGGCAGAAATTCAGAAGAGGAAACTGAATACCATTCAGGAATACATCTGTTATATCATGTCTCCTTTTATCTATGAGGAGGACATGGACGAGTTCTGCACAGACCTTTTGAGGTTCGCCATGGATCACAGCTACCGTCCTGAAGTTGAGTGGAAGAGATACAAGACCAAGCTGAGCAGCTTTGATGTCCGCCATCTGGTATGGAACATTGCCACAAGATTGGGACTTGGCAAGGGCAAGATTTACAGCAACGATGATTGCGCCTGCTATATCGAGCGCCGCTTTGCTTCATTGTGCAAGATGACCAATGGAGAACCATTGTCACATAATACACTCCGGAACCTGTCAGTCACCTCAAACAGTGATCAGATTCACTGCGATTATGCCGGAAAAGAAGGACTGCTGTTTCATATTCCCTCACAGTTGGGGTGTGTTTGTTCTAGGGGAAGAAACTAGCGTTCCTCTTTACTATTACAAATCCCATCATCCTTCACACAAATGCAAGTCCTTGTCACCTTTAATTCGTGATTTTGCAATGATATTTAATATTTAAGCTTCCTTCATCTTGTGTACAGTTACATTCTGCAACACATTCTCTATAGGAAAATCTGGAAGTATAGCACCCATCATTTTCGTATTTACAGTTCGCACTGCCAATGCACCACGAGCACCACCAAGTGCCAGTTTTATGCCATGCTTCACATCATGATCATTCTTAATTTCATCATCCGTTGTGTATGTAGCCAAACGCTCCATCCAACCTTCAACTTTGAAAACCATTAGGATTGCATACTCCATGATAATCTGCGAATCATCAGCCAACTTATATACTATCTGAAGACGAACGGCAAAGGTATCATCCTTGCCAGTATATAATACTATTGGTGCAACGCCAATCTGTATCGGCTTTTTACGATAGTCCTCCAGTTCGTTGTTTAGATTCAGTTTCTGCTCTTGAAACTGTAATATCCTTATTTCTGCCATAGTCTCAAACTTTAGATAGAGTGAATATATTGGTTAGAATGATTCAAAAAATACTCTATTCGTGAACGCTCATTGCAGAGTTCCTCTACAAACATTGAGTCGCGTGTCATAGATTGCAAACCCGTCAGTTGCTTCAGTCCGAAAGCCCCATTGATGTATCCGCGTACAGCCTCCACCGTAACCACCGCCTCTGTCACAGGCTGCGAGAGAAAAGACAATCGCACAATCAATTTTTTCTCTATAGTATTCACATATAGAGAAACCATTGGCTTGTCCAGCATTTGCAGATAGCCTACCAATTTCAGTCCTTGCTTTGCCATTGTATATTTATTTCTCTGTAGTTATCAGTTATATATTTCTTGTAGTCAAAATCAGGCTCTCTTACCAAGTCAAAATGCCCGGAAGGGTTTGTCGGTAAAAAATATCCAGCATTTTCATCATATCTCATCTCCACCAGATACCGACCATGTTGTTCAAAGAAGCCTTCTGCGACTTCTCTTCCATGCGATGCAGCCAACCTTGCATATAGTTCGTTCATTGCCTCATCCGCCATCTCGAAGTTCACAAAATGCGAAAGTCCACGTTCACCTAAAAACTCAAGAACTTTCTTTTTTGTCATCTTCGCAGGCTTTGACGGAATGTATAGGTATTCTACACCTTCATTTTCATTTTCTTCCATCTGTGCCAACGACATCTCTCGCTTTGAAATGAAGTTTGATGACTCTGCTGGATTATCAGTCACCCTAATTGCTGTCCTTGCCTCCCGCACTCCATATTTTTTCAGATACTCAGCGTAAGGCAGAATCTCATCAGAGAAAATTGCTTCATAGCGTTGAGTATTCTTATCTGCAACATCTACCACAACGCCCTCTGGCACCGAAACACAAAGAGAAGCACGTCTGGCTTTACGCTTCTCCTTGTTTTTTCGCTTTCTTACCATTCTTTTATGCTTCTTTTTGTTGTGGTTCATCACATTAATTTATAATTCATCATGTAAAAATATCACTTTTTCTTTATATTCACAAATATCATGCCATATTATATTCAATTTTTAACATTTGCGGGTATTTTAAGGCACATATAGGTAGCATAACACATCTATGTTAGGACAAATAAACTAACTACGTCTGTCGAAGAGCCTATTTCTGGTCATAATAAAGGATTGTTGGGATTCAAAAAACTTTTCCCAGAACATGACAGTTTTTTATGCGATAGAAATAGCCGAAATCTCAATTGTCATTTATTATACATACATGTTCGATGTTATCAAAATCTGCTTCAAAATTCTGTTTTATCCACGAATAACAGCCTAAAACAAGGCTCAACTGCGTGATAGTTTCGTGAAGAATCAGTTATAAAGCAGTGGCTTGCCCTCTGATTCGTAACGAGGTTCCTTTGCAGCACGCTTCCACTAAAGGATCGTGTATGTATATGAATAAAGAACCACTTACGTTCAATGACCTCCCTCAGGTCGTTGCCGAACTTCGGGATGAAGTATCGGGCATGAAGGCATTACCGCTGAACCTTCAGAACAGACCAACTCAGCAGAGAGAGAACAGACACCGCCCTGTCACACCAGAGCAGGTTGCCGAGTACACCAACATTCCCCTTGCGACCATCTATCAGAAACTCGCAAACAGGGAAATCCCAGGTAGCAAGCCAGGCAAGCGATGGGTCATCTACCTTGACGAGATTGACAAGTGGCTGGAAGCAAACCGAAAGAATCCCATTCCTTTGACGGATGAGGAACAGAACGCTGCTATCCTTGCATCTCACAAGCGCAAGCCAAACAAGTCCAGTTGGAACGATGAAGGTTTAGCTCGGCGAAGTCAACCTATTGCAAAACCTTTTGATGGGGATAAAATCTAAAATCAAGCAATTATGTACGATCACAAAATTCATTACTGCTTCACACTGTCCGAGGAACAGATGAAGTATCTACGCAGCAAGAAGTACAAGATGACACACTTCTCCCAGATGCCATACTATAAGCCAGCAGGCAAATTGATCTTTTTTGAGAAGAGTGCCTTACTTGACTGGGTGCGCAACGTGAAGGTGAAGTCCGAGGACGAGATTAGGCAGGAGGCAGCCTTGCACCTCTCCAGTCTCAGCGTTCCCCGTCCAGAGAGAACCCATGTATAACCAATAATATGTATTCCTATGGAGAACTCTCATTCTGAAACACGGCTCATCCTGTCCCTGTCGCTTCAGGACATTGACAATCTTGCCAAAGACCTGAAGCCAAGACAGAGGATGTTCCGCTTCATTTCACTACTCCGTCATGCCGCAGAAACCGACAGCACGCAGACAAATCGTAACATCGGTTACAGCGTACAAACGGGTCAAGTCGGTGCCTCGCACTCTGAACTTGCCAGAGAATGGAGCTGCAACCGCAGTACCGTCACCCGTTTCCTGAAGGAACTGGAGGCCGATGGACTCGTCAAGGTAAACATGGGCAATGTATCGTCCGTGACAGGCATCAAGTGTCTGCTTGGCTGGCAGCATGGTAACGAGGTAACGCCGAACCTGTCGAGTGACAACGAACTTGTTTATCAACTAATCATCTGAACAAATATGGGAAAGATTGTATTATACACTAACGTAAAAGGAGGCGTAGGCAAGACAACCCTTTGTGTTATCTTTGCCACCTACCTTGCTAACAGCGGCAGAACCATTGCCGTAGTCGATGCTGACCTTCAGCAGTCCCCGTTCCGTCATCGCAAGCGTGACCTACAGCAGGATTCCGATGCCTCTCTGCCCTGGGAGATAAACACGCTCAGGGACAGGGCTCCTGAAGAGGTGGCAATAATCATGGAGGGCTTGAAGCAGTTGCCTTACGATGTCATCATTGACTGTCCGGGCAATCTCGTTGACCCGAACCTCGAAGTCATCTATTCCAATGCAGATATTGCAGTGGTACCTATTCACTATGACAGCGATACCCTTGATGCCACGCAGATGTTCTGTGAGATATTTAAGGCTCATTTCGGAGCGAAGATATTCTTCGTCCCCAATGGCATAGTTTCGGTCGAGGAAAGGCGTGAACACCTCCAGCAGGAAAGAGACAAGGCCATTGAGCAGCTGAAAGCCTATGGTACAGTAACCCCAAGAATAAAGCGCAGTGTGGTCATCAGCGACTACAACACTTTGCTTCCGCTGACCATATATCAGAGGAATGCAGTCAAGTATGCCTTTGAACCCATTATCAATGAATTGCAGGAAGGAGGTGAAGAATAATGGAGCCAGACAATACTTTCAGCGGTATCTTCGGCAAAAAGCCATCAACAGGGCAGAATACAAATCCGCAGAATAGTCAGGAAGACGTTTCTGCCATTAAGGAGCAGAGTGAAGCAATTCCCCAAGCAGTATCTGGGCAACAGCCCATGCAGGAAGAGCGTGAACCTGATACGGCAGAGAAGTCTGTCCGCAAACGTGGGCGAAGAAGAAAGGCCGATGACTGCACCGAAGGTGTGACCACAAACAGCGCAGGACACTTCTCTTGCATCTGTGACAAAGACCTCATAGCAAAGGTCAGGGCTATTGCCTGGCAAGAACACTTGACCGTCAGGGCAGTTGTTGAAAGTATGTTCTCCAAGTGCATTGCCAAATACGAGAAGAAACGGGGCCCGATTCAGATTGAACCCAGCCAGCCGTCTGAAGAACTCTTCTGACTGTAGCACCGTTTATTCTGTTGTGTAGACATAGAACTGAATACTGGTTCCCTGTCTGCACTTTTTGTATAGCCATATAACGATGGCACCCCTATACACCATGGAAGAGTATAAGCATATAGGTATATACACATCCACGACATATAGGGGTATATCCTGTATTAGCAGACACCTTGTATATGCTTACTATCCGTATAGCGTTATAAGTGTGTATAAGGATATACAGAGTATAAGTGTATAGTTTGTACACACCTATGGTGGATATTGGCATATACGGTTATACCAAGTATATCGGTATAGGGGTATAGCAAGTATACCTGTATAGGGGTATAGCAAGTATACCTGTATAGGGGTATAGCAAGTACATCTGTATAGGGATATAGCATGTATGAATGCATAGGGATATAGGTGTACAGTTTTTCAACAGCATGACGGCATGGTAATGTATAGTCCTATACAAATATATCGTTATACTATAACTGAGTTTCAACAATCCCCTTTGTAGATACCTGTTGTATAACCCTATATTGAGTATAGCCCTATAGGTGATATACAATCCGACTCAAATGGGTGGCTTCGACATGCGTTTTGCAGATGTAGTTAAATGCGCAGCAAATCTTGTTATGCCAATGGGCTGGAAATGCATGGCAGATTTCTCGGCACTAAACTATCCCATATGCTCATTTTCCTTTTCCCTTCTTTCAAAGATTTGCGACAGTAGGCCGTCGGAAATGTTCTCGCCCTGAAACCGATGCGATGTCTTGTCATTCAAGCAGCAAAGCCCCAGAAGCCTCAGAAATGCCCTAATTCGTGGTTCTGCCATCCCAGATGTGTCATTACCCACAAAAGGACTTCGACGCTTCCTGAACCCATTTTCAAGTCTTTGTAGAGGCTTACACGCTGGCAAGGCTATCTTTACACACCTGTATATAACTACCATATGTATATCCTCCAGAGCCATAAGCATATGCATTACCATATGAATTTGAATATCCATTGTACGAAGAATTCGTATGGGTTGTTGATGTCGAATATCCGGCTCCTGCGGCAGCAAGACCTTCGCCTATTCCTGCTAAAGCCATATTCCAGTTTTGAGTTCTTCGCACCTTTCTCATATATCTGTCAGACGACCATACCTCAAGTGCTATTTCCTGGCCATTTGCTTTTTGCAAAGTTGACGTTATCTTCTCAGGGTCAAATTCAATGGGAGCAATAGAGCTGTTTGCTATTATCAGAGAAATCTGGAACCATTTCCCATAGTCCTTTAACTGAGTATTTGTCATTGCAACCATAATACCATTTTTAGTGTAGTATGGCCATGCAGCTCCATCACGATAATCAGTCTTCTTTTCGCTCAAACTTGGAGACTCATAAAGGAGTATTGTCACTTATTCTTATTTTACTGCTGTAGCCATCTTTGTTTGAAAGGACGTAATAGTCATATCTCGGTTCGCCATTAAACATCTCTATCTGCATACACATATCCCCCGCTTCATTGAATTCAGTCCTTATTCCATTTTCCTTGTCGTTTTTCATGAATGTATGAATATTGACAAGTCCATTCTCATAGTACGTAGTGTATTCCCCTTCTTCGATTCCTCTATTACAATTCCTTTTTGCTTCTACCTTGCCAGATTTATAGTACATTGTCATTTCTCCATCGAAAACGGATTTACTATCGTCATCTCTGTCTATGCTAATATACCCACCTTCCGCTTGTAATTCTCCTGTAATGAAATAATCTCGGAGCGCACCCCTCGCTGTGAGATTATCTTTTACTTCAATAACTCGATAGTAAGTAGCAAAAACAGGACTCGACACACCTTTCCAGTCCTTGTCGTAATAGATTGTGTCAAGTTTCACACTTTGCGAGTAAGAAAGAATCGCAACCAACTGGGCTAAAACCGATGTAACAATAAATCTATCCATATTATATCTCTTTTTTGTGATACATTCCTGCGTTCTTGGTGTTCTCTGTGTTTTTTTGTAAAAAGGCGCAGACCGCCACCATAATCCTGCCTGGCTTACCACAGCCTCCAATCATCGTGAAGTCTGCGCCTATGGCGCGACTTCACGATGATTGGTGTTTGCTCTTTATATCCTTTCGGTGTGGTAATTTGGCAGGATGTGAGCAATATGTCTTGCAAAGATGGCGCTATGCACCAAATTGCTTTGCAAAGATATACATAATTCTTCAATAAACCTAAATTTTTCCATCATAAAGTTACATTTTTAGACAAAATTTGCTTAAATTACGCGCGAAACGATGGATTCAGACCTCATTCTCGATAAAAAATTGTATCTTTGCAACCAAAATGTAAGTTTAACTACCAAATGGAACTAAATAGTTTGATAGCAGAATGTACTGCGTACGACTTCAAGGTCATGCTTGAAGAGAAGAAACCTAAGAGTTGGTTGAAAAGCGTGAGTGCCTTCGCCAACGGCTTGGGGGGCTCCCTTTTCTTTGGCATTGATAATGACGGCATCGTTTTGGGTCTTGATGACGTGCAGCATGTATGCGAGGCCATCAGTAGCAGGATTCGTGACTATATGGATCCCCTACCAGAGGCGGAGATGATTCCCCATGATATAGATGGTTTACACGTCTTGCAACTCAAAGTCAACGCAGGGCATTATACCCCATATTACTACGTTGGCGATGGTCAGCGCATTGCCTTTGTTCGTGTGGGGGATGAGAGTCTTCCTGCCACGGCAGAGCAAATGGTACGCTTGGTACTGAAAGGCTCAAACAAAACTTACGATTCCCTTCACACAGACTATAAAGCAGAGGACTATTCCTTTACGATATTGGCGAATGCCTTTAAAGACCGTACCAAACAAGAATGGGACAAGAAATACCTCTTATCGTTTGGACTGGTAACTGGCACAGGGAACCTTACGAATGCAGGCGCACTGTTTGCCGATGACTGTCCTTTATGGCAATCACGCCTCTATTGTACACGATGGGATGGTAAGGAAAAAGGCGATGCCATCAACGATGCAGAGTTTACAGGCAATGTCCTCATGCTACTCCGTGAAGCAATGAACTTTGTGAAGTCAAACACCAAGAGAGGCTGGGAGAAACTGCCTGATGGCCGAAAGAACAAACCTGAATATGCGGAACGTGCCGTTCTGGAGGCAATGGTTAATCATTTCATCCACCGAGACTATACTGTGATGGGTAGTGAAGTTCATCTTGACATTTATGATGACCGTCTTACTGTAACATCTCCAGGTGGAATGTACAATGGTATGCTGATTCAAGACTTAGACATCGCTGACGTTTCTTCTGAAAGACGCAATCCCATACTTGCCAACGTAATGGCACAACTTGACTATATGGAGAAGCGTGGTAGCGGACTCACACGCATCTGCAATGAAACCAAAGCATTAGATGGGTATAAGGACGAATTGAAACCTGTGTTCAAATCTACTCCGACCCAATTCCAGACCATCATTTATGCCACTTCCGACACACAAAATGTAGGAGATCATGACGGAGACATGTCGGAGACGAAACTCACTGAGCGTCAGCAGAAAATACTCAATCTCATTAAAGAATCTCCGACAATTACTGGCAAACAAATGTCGGAGACTTTGTCGGTGAGCCAGCGCACCATCGAACGCGACCTTTCTGCATTGAAAAAAATTGGTGTTTTGAAACGCGAAGGCAAGGACAACGATGGGATATGGATAATTAAGAAATAAAAGAATTTATGGAGAACAAAATAGGTTCAATATGGAATAAATGGGATCTACACATCCATACTGATGCATCAGACGGAAAAGGGTCATGCCAAGAAATATTAAATGAGGCTGCTGCTAAGCACATCAAATGTATTGCAGTTACAGACCATCATACTGTTGCCAATGTTGATATGACGAAAACTTTAGCAGCACTTCAAGGATGTGTCATCCCACTATGGTGCTTGTTATGTACTTTGCTGACAAAAAGAATATTAATGTTTACAATTCTTATAAACTGACACCTATGATCTCACTTGTTTGCCACAAATGACAGTGGGTTCTAAATAAACGCATAACATAAATCAGTGTTACTGATTGAAATGCAGTAGAATCGAGTAAAAAAATAACAAAAAAGTATAAAATATGGCATTAAACCCCAAATTAAATGTGTACGTCGTTACACTGAATCCTAAAGAGAAAGACACAAATCCGACTTATCGTGATTTGTTCAAGGCTAAATATATGGTTGATGCTCAGATCACTGACAGCGATTTGCAGGACAAATTCTTTCAGGATTTCCTGAATAGCGTTGGTAAAAGTGATTATCGTAAAGACGTCAAAAGCAAGAAAGTTATTGGCGTGTCTGAGTATAATGCCGAAAATCAAAGTAGTTCTTTGAACATACTCAAAGCTCGTGATGTTGTTGAAGGAATCATTGACGGAGGTCAGTACGGTGTACTGAGGGCTTATGCAGATGTAGACAACAAAAATGACAAAACGGCACTTGGCACCAACAAGGCTGTATTGGATAAGTTTTATATATGTCTCTGTACTCCTTTGAATAGTGCGTATGGCTTTCTCTTTATTCAATCATACACAGAATCTTCAATTCAGGATCCCATAAAGAACTTCATAACTGATTTGCTGACATGGGAGGATGATTTTTATGCGGTACGCATTGAACCTTTTGTACCAAAGAAGTTTGTTGAGAAGTTTAAACAAGATGCAAAAATCAGGATGTTCTCTTATCGCTCAAAGATAGGCGTAAGTCAGATTATGAGGGAAAATGAGCTACTGCTTAAAGGACAAGCGTTTGATATAGAAATTAAAATAACACCAATAGAGGACAAGTTTCTACCAGGTACTGAATCTGTTGAGGCGTTGGCAGGGGCTCTGGCAGAGAAGCAGGTTGACGGTGTGGGACTCGGAGACTTTGAACAGCAGAGTGTTTATATTCAAGATGGGAAAGAGCATAAGGCCCATTATGATATTAGTAAGGATATCAAATCTATCCGTCCTACAATCTACCTTGTAGATGAAGGTATATATGTGGATGAAGAAACGGGACAGCCCGATTTTACACAGATTAAGGACTTCACGCTTAATTTACTTGAAGAAGTAAAACAAGAATACAATGGACACGAAGAAATTGAAGAGCTTTGATCAGAATCTTATTGATTTGCTCAAGGATGCACATAAGTGGGAATATACAGAAATAAATGACAATAAGGAGAAAAGCCTACAGAAGAAACCAAAACTATTCTTTACGCGTTTTCAATGGGTTTTAGTTCTACTATCTGTTGGATGTACTATTCTGTGTCCGAATGGCTTGAGTTCTAACTTTGCCGGATATATCATTTCAGGCATGTCGCTTTTCGTGGGTTTATTGTTTACGTTGGTTGTGTCTCTTTTCGACAAATTCAATGATACTGATTTTGAGAAATACAAGAGGGCGAACAATGCGGATTTATATCCATTTGGCGTAAGGCTGAAGAATTTTTTCAAGAGATCTATTATTTTAACCTTGTATACGGCTATCATCGCAATAGTATGTATTCTAATGTTGGCTTTGATACTAATGTCTGACAAGATGAATACAACGATTGACGTGTTTAATGCAGTTCAATACTACAATGATTATGGTATAATGTTCTGTATAAAAGCAATATTCTTGCTAGTGTATAGATCAGTTCTTTTCTATCTGCTTCTAAATTTCATTTATATCACAAAGCAGATGATAACGTCATTCTATGACTATATGGTAAGTGAAATAGACAAAATTCATTTAAGTTAATATGCATTATTTTGATTCAACAACAATATCTGAATCTGTTTACCTTCATCAAGTTGGTAATAAGAGTAATGATGAGCCTTTAGTGCTATCAAGCAATCCTTTGGAACTAACAGACACTATTAAGAAAGACTTAAAGCAATATTTCCTTTCTCATTTCAAGCCAACGGAGTATTCTTGCTTTGAACATGATGCTTCTCTATCGCTCAATGAAGTGTATAGCTATGTGTCTGCTATATTTGAAAATCAGGAAAATCTCGCCCAGCAGTCAAAATACTTGGCTCAAAGCCTTTATCGGAAAGGCGTACATCCTAACATAAAAGGTGGTGAGTTTTATGTTGTCTATTTCAAGAACTGCCTTTTAGACGGTGAAATGACTGATGCTGTAGGCCTTTTTAAATCGGAAAACAAGGACTCTTTCCTGAAAGTGCAACGTAATGGAGACAGATTTGAAATCTTACAGGAATTGGGCGTTAATATAAACAAACTTGATAAGGGATGTCTTATCTTCAATACCAATAAGGAAGATGGTTACGTGGTGTCTGTTGTCGATAATAGCAATCGTGGTGAGGCTAAGTATTGGGTAGAGGATTTCTTGCAGGTGAAGCGCAAGAATGACTCTTATACCCAAACGCAGAATGCAATGACTATGTGCAAAAGCTTTATCTCCCAACTCCCATCTGATATTGATAAGGCAGACAAGGCTGCAATGATGAATCGCGTGGTTGAGGGCTTAAAGCAGGAGTCCGTTAGCATTGATTCTGTTGCAAGCAAAGCTTTCGGACCAGAGCTGTCAGCTGGCTTCAACTCGTTCCGCAACGAATATCAGGAAACTCATGATGTTCGCTTTGACGAGTCCTTCCAAGGCAAGCCAGAATCCATCAAACGTCGTGCTGTTGGTACAATAACAACTATCAAACTCGACAAGAACTTTGATGTGAACATCCATGGTGGTGAGCAGTACATTGAACGTGGCTACGACGAAGATCGTGGCATGAAGTATTATAAGTTGTTCTTTAATGAGGAGAAATAAGAACGATGTTCCAACTAATCAATATTACCCTTCATAAACATCCTATTATTGGTTACACAAGTCTCAATTTCAATAATGAAAATGCGAATCCTTTCAATGGGGTTAAGACTACTGTTGTGATAGGTCCCAATGGTATTGGCAAGAGCTATCTGCTGAAAGCTATCGTGGATGTGTTACGCGTGGTCGATGTTCTGGTAAATCGTAGAGAAGATGTAAAGATGCCTGAGTTAGGCTATCGCTTTGGCATAACATACATGCTTGATGGCGTACAGTACTCGGTAACAAACATCCATCAAGGAATGGAACCTGTAGGGCGAAATGTGCCTCGTCAGTATCTCTTCAAGAGAAATGGTCTGAATGTTCATGTGGAGGACATAAGGTTGCCGCAGAGTGTAATTGCGAGTTCAATGACCATAGCGGATAAGTTCCCGACCCCTTCGATGGGTATCTATGAATACCGAGGTGTCCGTAGTGAGAAAACTCCGAGCATGACGGGAACGCGCACTTTGGTCAGAAAGGCAGTTATCGGTATTATTGATAGTTTGGCTCATAAGCATACCACGCGAGATGAATTAAGGCTGCTTCTTGAAAGTTTGGGATTCCAACCACGTATGCATATCAAATATAAGGTAAGGTACAAAGAGAACTTCCTGACTCTTGGCTTGACACCCGAAGGATTGGAAGAACTCTATGTGAATTGGAAAGAACACTTCAAAGGAAGATCAGGTGAAGTATGGGGAACCAAGTTCTATAAGAGCATACGCAACAATCCAGAAAAGATAAATATCGTTTGCAGATTTCTCAATCGTTGTGCTCAACTACAAGGACAGTTCGGCTCTTATTCTATTATATATGATGTCTTAGACTGGAACAATACACTTGTTGAGGATGCGGAAGCTATTAAGCTACTTACAAATCTCGACATCTTGACATTCCCAGAGATTAAGGTTTATAAGCAGTATGTCAATGATGGATATGAGATGATAGAGAGTAGTTCTGGTGAAACGCAGCAGCTATGCCAGTTTATCAGCATCATGTCGGCAATAGAACCGAACAGCCTCGTTCTGATAGATGAACCGGAAAATAGTTCACACCCCAATTGGCAAATGAGTTATATCGATTGGCTACAACAGATATTCCACAACTATAGTGACTGTCATTTCGTAATTGCTACCCATTCGCATTTTTTGCTGACGGATATGAATCCGGAATGGTCAAAGATCGTTGCACTCCAGAAAGAAGACAACCGCCTAATTGACATTGCGGATGACGTAAACACCTATTGCTGGTCAACGGATGATATTTTGTACAGGGTATTTCATGTGAGGACAACGAGAAATAGAGCATTTGAATCGGATGCTATCAATTTCTATAAGCTTATCACAGATGGCAAGAAGGACTCGCAAGAAGCAAAAATGCTGTATTCAAGACTGTCAAAGTTTGTTCTTCCAGGCGATGACCCATTGTTGAAACTGATTAAAATGGGTGAATAATATGCTGGACTTGAATAATCCTATTGTATATAATGCAGCAGAGACTGCGACTATAAATGATGTGATGGCAACAGGAAACTCTGGTCCTGAGATGTGGACAGACGGCAGAGTACATGATGTAAAACATCATATCAGTGTGCATACTTTAACAGAACAAGGTTGCCTGTGTGCATATTGTGAGGCTTTACTTGAAAAAGGAACAACATCCATTGAACACTTTGTTCCCAAGAGCCGCCATAGAGAGTTTACATTTGAACCATTGAATCTAACCTCTGCGTGTGGACGTTGCAATGCTACTGCAATCAAAGGCAGTAAAGAAACAATTGTTGGAGCAATGAATCCTAATTATTCATCAAATACATTCAAGATTGTACACCCCAGATTAGATAATCCAAATGCTCATATCATCTTTCAAGATGCAGACCGAACTGTATTCGATAAGGCTCATTGCTCACAGTTGGGATTGGACACCATCGATTTCTTTGAGTGGGATAATCTGGATGCCTGTTTAGTAAGAGTTCAGACCGCAGCTGTGCGAAACCTTCCTAACAACATACGCCAACTGATATCTGAAATTTCAACATACAAATAAAAGATAGATTACAAACAAAGAACGATGGAGTTCCTTTATAATGGAGCTTAAAAACTATATTGAGGAACACCACCTTTGTCCTCCGAAGCATACCAAGCTCAAGAATTAAGCAGTTTATTTACTTCGAAAGATGAGAGATGGTTTGCTATGATTGACAAAAACAACTCATGCAGTACCATTGGATTTGAGAAAAGGATGGATGAATATGACATCGTTTTCGGCACAGCAAACGATAAAGACTATGAATTTGAGTTGAATTTGTTCAAAACACGTGAGCGCTACAATTATCACAAATGTGAGGCTATGAGACTCCTTGACCTAAGAGAAAGATATACTGACACCAGAATCATAGAGATGGCTCGGCTGATGCTAGATGATTCTAAAGCCCAAGCAACGCCAGGTGGAATTAGAATCATCACACAGATGAAACATGATGTATTTGGGCGTGAATTTGGTAAAAACTTTCACAGGGTATTTGGTAAACTGCAAGATGATATTTAGAAATAATCACACAGGAAATCTTTATTGTTGTATTCCTTATATATTTTATGGGATTTATTTAGAAACTTCCTCTCATTCAAGGGCGAGGTAATACAAAGTATCGAAGTTGCCAAGGATACAGCATTGAAAGACACACCAACGTGGGGAGGTTATACTGAGCGTTTTGCCATGGTGATGGGAGCCAATGCCAGCGGCAAGAGCAATCCGCTCAAAGCGTTGGATTACATGTGGATGTTTGTCCGTCCTCATTAAGAATACAATGCTAAACAAACATTACATATACAAAAAAGGTTAAATATGTTAAATCTTTGTTTATAAGCACGGCAAAACGAAATGCGCATACTTGCAAAAACGAAACGTGATTTTTTCTGTCAAAAACGAAATGTGAAACGAAATCGCAATAAGTACCCAAAAATCGGCATCTGAACCATAATTCAGGTGCCGATTTTAGTTTCACACATTCAAGTCGAACTTCACATTCTCCTCGCCATCGAGCAGTCGTCTGGTGTGCTCTATGTTGTTCTCATAGATATGCACATTGCCGAGGAACAGCGTGATGCTCTTCAACGGCAGTTCAATCTGCCGGGACATGAGATAAAGGTGATAGATGTCCGATGGCAAGCCCAGATTCGCGTCACTGCTGCGCTGATAGGCCGAGACAACCAGTTCGCCGTCGTCAATCTGGAACTGCACAAGCGAGAGGCATGGAGCCTGATTGCTTTCAGCATTGGTCTCGCCGAGGAACAGCACGTAGTTCTTCGAGTTTCGGCGTTCGCGGTTGATTTTCGCGAGGAGCGGCGGCAACTTCTCGAAATACGTCGGGTAACTGTTCACCAGCACGCTGCCGCAGTAGTCCCACCAGTTGATCCCCGCGTCACGGTACCGTTCCACCTGACGCTCACCCTGCATGAACAGCTGCAGCTCGTTCTTCAGTTTCTTGCGGGCGATTCCGTGCGTCTCGAAGATGTCGAGCAGGTCAGCCGGAGCAAGCGTCAGCTGTTGGTTCAACAGATAGCGGATGTTCCCCTTTTTGTTCGTCTGGTTCTTTCCAGTCTGTAAAACATTGGAAAGGATTTGATAGTACTTGTTCATTGTCTGAATGATGTTTGAATAATGTTTAAATGCCGCTTAAACAGCTGTGAAAAGCATGATGTCGGTGTACTCCGCGTTGTGGTTCAACCGTGCGTTGAGCTCGCGGCGCTGGCATTGGCCGAATGGATTCCCAATCCTCCTATTCTTCCCCATCCATTCACATAGTTCCACTATGCCGGATTTGTTCGAGGTGAAATAGATGAACTTGTGGCCGGCAAGGACCGTCAGCACATCGAGGTAGTCGGCCAATGTCCAGTACATCCTGTAGGTTTTGCTGTCCGTGCTCAGATAGGGCGGGTCAACCAGCCACACGACACCGGGCACGTCCTTGTAGCGGACGAAGATCTCCCTGTAGTCGGCCGATGTGACCGTCAGTCCGTCAAGGTAGCCGTCGGCCAATGGATAGTCCACCATACGCACGTTGTTATAGAGCGTCTCACGCTCGAAATCGGCCAATGTGGTGGCATATTTCATCGCGAACATCAGCGACGACGACAGCGTGATGCAGTCCAGGAAAACTTCCTCCCGATTGTGGCGGCGCAGGCACTCCAGCACCCTTCCACGCACATCGCCCGTGATAGCCCTATGACGCGGCACATCGGCCACAATCGCACGCAGTTCCGTCAGTATGGCATTGGTCTGGCCGATGTGCTCCAGCCGCAACCTGTAGCCATCGAAATCGTTATAGACGACCATCGAGCGCGGCTTCTGCCATTTGGCGATGTGCGACAGCAGCCCGCTGCCGCCAAACAGATCCACGAACGTCGTGCCGTCAGGGAACTGCTGGAGTGCCTTGATGTACTCCCGGGCGAACCTCCGCTTCTGTCCCTGAAAAGGAAGCGGTGCCGACAAGTAATGTTTTTTCATTGCGTTCCTTTGTTTTTGTCGGCGCAAAGATAGCGGGTTCGCCCGACATTGGCCGATGCCCCGAGCCCAATCACACTGCACACGGCGTGCAGTCCATCCCGAAGCGGCGGATGATGTCATAGACCTTGCGCTCGCTCACGCTGTAGCGTTCGGAAAGGAGGGCGACGATGTAGGTCGTCTTCTCGCCCAGTGCGTGCAGCCGCTGGTAGTCGGCATAGAGGCTGATGAATTGGAAGTCGTGGAGCTTGAAGCCGATGGAATAGAGCCGCGTGATCAGTTCGCGGTTGAAGTTCAGAATCTCGAAAAGTGTCATGTCAATAAATGTTTTGGGCAAAAAAAGCAGCTGTAGCCAATGTATGGTACAACTGCGGTTGGTTAAAAAAGTGGATTCGGTGCGTGCTTGTGGCCGACGGCGCTATTCGGTACCGAAATATTCCTTGCAGGCTGCTTTGACCTCGGCACGCCACGACTGATAGGCGTCGAACTCGTCGCGGTGGTCTGTGTTGTCGGGGTCGGCCAAGTAGTTGGCGATGATGGCAGTCTCGGCATCAGCCGTGTAGCGTGTGTGTACGAGTGCCGCGACGAGCGTGGCATAGGTGGCCGATGGCACTATGGTGACGACCTCGCCGGCTGTGATTTCTCCATCGTTTTCTGTGGGCGCGTAGCGCATGAAATAGGTGTCGTTATATTCGACGATGCGGCAATAGTCGGCCGCTGGAAGTGTGATTGTTCGCATAGGAGTGCTATCATATTATCGGTAAAACATATCGCGGGTGGCTGCCGTAGTACAGGGTTGTCTTGCTATTGTAGTTAGCGCCGCCTTGACATTCGGCAGCTGTGGAGCTGGTCTGGCGAGAATAGCTGTCGCCAAGAATAGTACCTGCCACAGTCACTGACAATCCGTAATACGCAAGCACCTGATTTATCTGGGAGGCGGCATCGCCCGCTGCAACTATCTGCGCGCGTGTGGGTATGAAGCAACGGTATTCCACACCATCGACCTCTATCTGTGTGTTCGCGGCGGCATATAATTCCTTGAATATTGACTGCACGGTCACATCATTGTCCTGCTCATATTGCAGGATGGTCTGATAGGCGTTCACCGTGTTCTGTTGGCCGTTGTAGGTGCTGACAGCCTGCGGCACGTCCACGTTGGGGTTCGACCAATAGTTGCCCGATTGCTGGGCTTGCGAACGCGGGAGGCTGACACCATTTATTGTCCTGCTGTAAAGGACATAGATGTAGGCACCACCATTGGCCAAGAGTGTTGATGTCATAAACGCCACACCCAGCAGCTTGCCCGTCGCGATGACTTCGGTGAGGTCGGCATCCATGTCAAGGTACTCAAAATCGGTGGTCACGAACCTGTATTGGCTGGAAGGCACTATGACATACTTGCAGGAGAATTTCCGTTGCTTGAGTGCAGCTGTGAACGTCAGCGGTCTGGGTGTGAGGAACCCACTGATGTCTGGAAACGTCACCCTGTACTTTGTGCCGAGGGGCAACTGAAACGCCTCGCACGTGCCACCCTCGAGATTCAGTGTGATGGTCTGCGCCACGTTCCCATTGCCGTCATAAACGCTCACCGTAACACTGCATTCACCGATAGCAGCAGAGTTCGATTTGGTGGCCTTGATAGTAACGGTTTCATATTCTGCGGAACTGTCGGCCACATACGTCACCGTCCTCTCTCTAATCATCTGGCTTGCCTTGAAGGTCATATCAGCAGGCTTGGTATAACCCTCGATTTCGGGTACGATGATGGTATAGTCGTCGCCGAACGGCACGTCGCCAAGATGCACGCGGTTGGCCGATGGTAGGATAGTCTCTTCGGCCATGTAGGTCTGCGTCTTGATGTTGTAGATGCGTGCCGTGACACCTGCCTGCGGGATGGCCGATGTGGGCTGGATGGTGAGATAGACCGATTCCGACGACACGCCGCGCAGGGCATTGATTTCGTCGCTCAATGTGGTCTCGGCCACGTCGATGGCATCCCACGGGTCATCGGCCACGGTGGCGTTGGTCACGCGGTAGAGGTGGCCGCCGTGCCATGCAAGTTCGCCGGCGGCAAAGGCTCGCGGCCACACGTTGCCAACTTCGTTGCCTATGGCTGCTTTAAGCTGCTGTGCGATGACGCTATCGGCTGCCAGTGCGTCGATGGCTGCCTTGACATTGGCCGCGCCCGTGACGTCGCCGCTGTAGGTGATGCTCGCGGCATCGGTGGCAATCTGGACTTCGACCCATTGGCCGTTACGCATGACGTACTGCTTGTTGTCGGTCAAGACGGCTGGCAGCGGGGCTTTCTCGCCCAATGCGGCCGTGAGCGTCTTGCGCACGCCGGAAACGATGACGTCGATGTTGTCGGATGTGGTGATGCCCTTTCCGGCCATCGCGCTGATGAGTTGCTGGTATAACTTGTACATGGTTTATGGGATATAGACGTTGGTGGATACTGGGTTGATTGCCTCGGTCGAGCGGTAGCAGTTCCAGCCATCGACGGTGATGGCGGCCTCGAAGCCGAATGGGATGACGTCGCCCTGGTTCGGCACGATCGTGTTTGGGGTCAAAGTGCCGGTGCAGCACAGCCAGACGTAGCCCGCAGTGTCGCCCGTCGGAGTGATGGTGAGCGCGCCCTGCAGCTTGGCCTTCTCCTGCGAGCCGCCCGTCGGTGCAAGGGCTGTGACGGCTGCGGCATCGGCCAACGTCGCTGCGGTGCTGAAGCCGTAGTATGCCTTCTTGGCGGCGACGGTGTAGGTCTTCTGCTGGGCGTTGGCCGACGGTTCCCACCCGTCGAGTGTGGCGATGGCCCGGACGGTGGCCGTGGCCGAGAGCTTCGGTTTGTCGGCGGGGTCGTAGGCTGGCGATGAGGCCGATGGCGCGGAGCCGTCGGTCGTGTAGTGGATGGTGGCACCCGACGTGGCACAGGAGATGGTGACGATGCGCTGGGTCGCGTAGTCGTTGCCGTCGGCTGTGATGGATGGCGTGGCGACCTGACGGCGGAAAGTGAATGAGCCGACGAAGAGCTGTTCGCTCCACAGGCCATTGCGGCGTGAGGCGGCACGCACCTCAAATTCGGTCTCCTGCTGTGCAAGGATGCCCGACAGCCGCACCGTGCTGCCCGGCTGCGCTGTGGCCGAGGTGCGCGGGTCGGAGCCGTCCAGCGTGTAGTGGATGGTCGCGCCCGCTGTGGCGCAGGCGAGGGTGATGTCCACATAGTCGGATGTCGTGGCGCTGTCGCTGGCATCGGCGCAGGTGGGGGCGGCGGGGGCAGTGATGGCTTCGCCCGCGACGGCGTAGGTCGTCTCGCCCACACGCAGTTTCAGGATGCCCAGTTCGTTGTCGAATGTAGTGCGCTGCGCCATGTCGGCCAAGTGCTGGATGAATTCTTCATGCTGCCCGAACACATCGGACGGGCTGATGCTGCCTGTCTCGGTCGATGCGCCGAGGCGGGCGGCCTCCTGTTGCAGTTCCAATAGCGTCTTCATGTCAGAATGTGGTTTTGATGGTTGCATAATCGGCGAAGAGGCGAGGAGGAAAGTAACCCAAAACGAATCTATCGCCGATGGGGTTGCCGTGGAACAGTTCAAGTTCCCCGTCTGCGTTTATGTGAACGTATGCGTTGTATGCGCTTGCCGTCCCGTCGGGAGTGTCGAAGATGGCACCGAAATCCGACTCCGAACCTTTGCCTTTCAGCCGGTCAACCAGAAGCGGGTCGGCGATTTGGCCGATGATGCCCGGCTTGCCGCTGTCCCATTCCGTGGCCGACGAGCGGACATCGAGACGCACCTTCCAGCTGCCGTCGAGGCAGGCGCAGTACCGCACCGTGCCGCTGTAGCCGCTATGGAACACCACGGGCACGCCGCGCATGAGGGCGGTCAGTTCGGCGTCGGCACCGCACATCCTGTAGGCCATCAGTTCGGTGAGGCTGGGCAGGTCGGCCAAGGGGAACGAGGCATCGGCTCCGGTGTCGTCGAAGCTCAGATAGGCATAAGTGTTGCGGCGGCAGGGGTTCTGCTGTCCGTTCTCGAAGGTGCGGGCATCATCATCCACCGTGCGCACACAGACCTTGACTGAACCATCGGCCGGAACCGGGTCGAGATGCAGGGACGCGGCACCGATGGAGACAATCTCGCCACCAAGCACAAGGGCATTGGCCGAGGTGCGGAGCAGGTGGCCGCCGTCGGGGTCGGCCTCTGTCGTGTAGTCCTGCGCGTTGAGCAGATAGCCGCCCGCCTGTCCCGCGAGCGCAGCCAGCAGTGCCGACATCATGCCGGTGCCGTTGTCTTGGATGAGTTGCAGGTCGTCCAGGAAGGTTGGCTGGCCGCCTGTGCTGAAAAGGATCTTGTTCATGTTTCGTAGAATGCTATGCTGAACGTGCGTCCAGCGGGTTTATAGATGTTGAGGATCGTGCCGATGGTGCTGCGGATGTATGTGCCGTCGGCCGTGGCGAGCAGGGACGCGGGCACCATGACCACGAAATTCACCTGCTCGGAGTTCTCGGCGCGGAAGTTGAGCGTGACGGCATTGCCTCCTTGGAAATGCAGGTGGACGGGTTCCTGCCTCTCGGACTGGAAGTGCCAAGGCGTCTGTGGGACGACATCGGGCGTGTCGATGTATATCTGTCGTCCGGAAAGGCAGAAGGCGGTGTTCAGGGCGCGCTCCAGATACTGCACGTTGGCCGTGATGCAAAGGCGGTCGTCCACGCGCGACTTCATCTGCCGGAACACGCCGTAGGTGTGGCGCAACGGGACGAGCAGCACCTGCAGCAGCGCGCACAGGAACGGGCTGCGCAGCATGGGCGGGAGCAGCTGGGCTGCCAGACGGGAGAAATCGACGTTATACCACATAGGCCAAGGTCTCTTCAAGTGCGACGGGAATGTAGCTGCCGCTCTGGCCGATGTAGTTGTTGCCCTCGATGGGCTTCCACTCGCCCGAAAGTGCGTCAAGGTAGCGGCATTCGGCCAGTTCGACATCGGTCACGCCCTCGACGGCCTGGATGGCATCGGTGAGGCGGGTCTTGTTGAACGTGCCGCCGTATGTGATGCTCTTCAGGTGGCTGGTGATGGCCTCCTCGACGGGCTTGCTGCCATCGGACAGCAGTGTGCCGTCGGTGCCCAGCACGAGCGGGTCGATGGTGATGGTGGCGGCGATGGCGATGCTGTCGCTGGCCGTGCTGCTGATGTTCAGGATGACACCGGCCACCTTCACCCTGTTCATGTACTGTTTGAACACCGTCAGAACGTCGTTTGAAAGGGGCACGGGGCTGCCGTCCTCGTCGCCGCTCACCAGAATCTGCACGCTCGTCCCTTTATCGCGCACGGCGGCATATTTGACCACCTGACGGCTCTCGTCGGTCTCGGCATAGACATATTGCTGCGTGGTCTCGTCAAGCACGAGCGGGTCGCCATACTGGAAGGCGAGCGCCATGCGGTAGTACCACGGCACGCTGGCCACGACGGCCTGCGCTATCTTCTCTTCGACATCCTTGCGGTGCTGGTCGAAGATGGTCTCGACCACGTGGCAGCACGCCGCCACGACGAAGAACAGGATGTTCTCCAGGCTGACCGACGAGAAGCAGTCGGCGAAGGTGTCGTCCTCGGTCAGACCGTATTTCTCGCGGATGGTCTCGTCGGCCATGAACGCGTCGGTCATCGTCTTCTTGATCTCTGCTACAGTTCTTGCCATTGTCTTGTTGTTTTATTGGAATGCGTCGTTGAATGCGGGTCCGAATATCCGCAGCCGTGCGTTGCTCTCGCTGCTCAGTGTGCGTGCGGTGGCGGGGCTCACCTCGTTGTTGCGGCACCAGTCCTGCATGGTGCGGTTCCATGTGCCGTCGGGCAGGGCGAGCACTGTGCCCGCCGTGGGGATGTCGGTCACGGCCAGACCGTTAAGCCGTGCGATGGAGATCATCGCCTCCCACGTGCCGAATTCCTGAATGGCGACATCGGCCAATGTCTGCCCGTCCTTGATGGTGCATTTCATCGGTTCTTCATTTTGATGGTCAGTATAAGCGCCGCCAGACAGCCGAGAAGGAGCAGACGTGCCCACAGGTTACTGGTGACGGTCTTGGCCGATGTGCGCTTCTCGCGGCTCTCCGTGCGGCGGGTTCTGCCGGCCAATGCCGCCGTGTGCCGGACTTCGCGTGTGGCGGTCTGTCTGGCGGCGCGCGATGCGGTCGCCTGTCCGGTGCGGGCTTTCACCCTGTGCCGCTCGCTGGTATGTTCGGCCTCGTGGTGCAGCACTTGGCCGTCGCTGCCGATGACGGTCAGTTCGCGGAACCGCTCGACGGTGCTGTCCCGTTCGGTCTCGGTCGATGTCTGTGCGGACTGTTCCTGCAGCGCGCCCTGCACGGACTGCGCCGACGAATCGGCCATGAGGGCAGACTGTTCCAGCTCGGTCACGTCGATGGCCGATGTGACTTTCTGCTTGGTCTTGCAGCCGCACGTCAGCAGGGCTGCAAGCAGGATGGTGGCGGTGATGGATCTCTTCATGTCGGTTGATGTTCAGATGTCCTTGTATTCCTCCTTGGCATCGAAGCAGGGGCACTCCTTCAGCCATTCCTCGCGGTCGATGCGGCCGTTGCCGTTCAAGTCGGGCGAAAAGTCGCGGTGGCCTTGGATGACGGCACCGGGGAAACGGCGGTGCAGCAGTTTCAGCAGCTGGCGCAAGGACTTGCGCTGCGCCTCGGTGCGGTTGTCACCCTCCATGCCGCCCGTGTAGGCCACATTGACCGTCATGCCGTTGAAGCCCTTCACGCCATTGCTCACCAGTTCGGTGTCGAGCAGCTGATGGATGGTGCCGTCGGCCAAAACCACGTAGTGATAGCCGGGATTCTTCCAGCCCTTGCGCCGGAACTCCAGTTCGAGGTCGCGCACTGTCGCCCTCTGGTTGCCTGCCGTACAATGCACGGCGATGTACTTGATTTCTCTCATAGACGTATGCTCATTTGTTGTTGCGCCGCATGATTTCATCGACCGCCAGCTTGAAGCCGAAGATGGTTGCGGCATAGACCATCGTCTGGCCGAAGTACCACAGCGCGCCGCTCGGCACGTCGGTGCTGCCGCTCTTGAAGAAGGCGACATAGCACATGACGATGCCGCTTGCCAGCGTCACCACGGCGGTCGCGTATTGGATTCTGTCTTTCGTGTGCTGTTCCATATCTTGTGTTCAATAGGTTGATTCGATTTCGATGCCGGTGCGTGTTATCCGCACGCTGCCCACCTGTTGGCCGTCCATCTCCAGCTGCTCACGTATGGCGCGGCGCCAGTAGATGGGGTCGTTGTCCATGAGCATGTCGCCGATGCCGACGCCCACCGCAGGCCGCTCCTTCAGCTCGCCCTTGTGCAGTGCCAGGATAAGCGTCTGGTTCTGCCGCAGGATGTCGCCTGTGGACAATGTGCCGTCTGCGACCACGGGTTCCAGAAACGTTTCGTCCGTCCCCCATTGCAATTGTATTCCTGTCATGGCCTTTTCAGTGTTTTATCGTTTCGTCCTCGTAGTCGCCACGGTCGAAGCTCGCGGTTTCGTTCGCTGTGGCCGATGGTGCGGCCGATGTGCCGTTCGGGACGGCATGGGTGTGTGCGTTGAACTTCGTGATGAGCGAATTTACATCATCGGCCAAGGCGTTCAGCCTGTCGGTCAGCGTGCCGATGTTCACCAGCCCGCCCAGCTTGCCGCCGTTGATTGTGATGCTCTCGGCATGATCGACCTGCAGCACGACCAACTGCGAGAAGTCACCGCTCAGCGTGCCGAAGATGACCGCACTGCCCACCTTGGGCGTGACGAGCATCTCGCTGTCGTCGGCCGCCATCGAGGCACGCAGCCGCACGCCCGGAATGACGAGGCTGCCCACCTGCACGTCGCACTGGTTGCCCGACACTGCCTGGACGATGCCTTGGCACACGGTGGGCTGGTCGTCTGTGCGGGCAATCTCCCGCAGGTATTCTTTCAGTCTGCTGTATTCGTTCATATCTTTCAACTCAGTTTGAAACCCAGTTCAATCTTGCGCTTGCCGCCCTCTTTGGAGAACGAGGTCGTCACGCCAGTCACGAAGTAGGTGCCGTCCTTGTGCGGATAGTCCCTGTCGCGTATGGTCACGCTGTCGCCCGGCCGGCACATAGGCAGGAGCCATCCCGTGATGCTGCCCTCGTAGCCGTCGAAGGTGCGGCGCTTCACCTCCTGTTCGCCGCGTGCCCGCATTGCCGCATCGTCCGACGTGGGACATATGATCTCGACTTTCTCGCCGCCGGTGCTGCCCGTCTCGACCTCCTTGACCTTGCCGTCGGGCAGCAATGCCTTGACCACGACCTTCACTTTCTTATCCTCGGCGCGGCGGTAGGTCAGTTCCTCGCTCTCGACATTGACGGCAAGGTCGTAGAGGCGTTCCTTGCCCACCTGTTCGCCCGGAGCGTGTACGTGCAGGGTGTCATCGGCCATGAAGATGTCGGCACCGCATTCCTCCTGCACCTTCTTCAGCACGTCGTAGCCGGTGGCGTTCTGGATGACGAACTTCTCGTAAGTCCACGTGTATGAGCAGTCAACAGCGCAGGTCAGGCCGCAGCCGGACGTCACCTTCTTGAGCAGGTCGGCGAGCGGCACATCGGCCAACACCTCGTCGGACAGCTCCTTGCGGAACAGGAAAAGGTCATCCTCGCAATGCAGCTTGATGTTGCCGCCGTCGGTCGAGATGCGTTGCAGCCAGCCCGCGAACTCCAGTTCCAGGCCGCTCTCCTTGTAGCCGATGCGGATGCTAACCGCGTCGCCGCGTTTCAACTGCTTCTCGATGTCGAGGGCGCGGTTGTATTGCGACGCCGGCAGTGTGATGACCGCCGTGTCGGCCAGCTGCTCGACGCTCTTGCGTATCTCCACGCCGTCGAGCATCCCCAGCCGGTAGTTGCCTATCTGTATGTCATACTGCATCGTGTACATGGGAAATTTAATCTTTACACTTTACTCTCTACCGCTCAGCAGCAGCTTGTAGATGTCGTCGCTGTAGGCCGTGATGGTGTAGTTCTGGTTGGTCTGTCCCGCCGTGAAGGGGATGTCCCAGCTCTCGATGGCCAATCGGCCTATGCCGAAGATCTCCAGCAGCGGGCAGAGAGCCTTCACGTGCCCCGCCTCGCAGAAGGAGCGCAGCGTCTTCACGTCGTCCTCCGGGTAGCGGCCGTCGCGCGACATCAGGATGCCCTCGATGCGCACGGTGTAGTCGTCCTGCGTCCACCGCTCCTTGATGCTGCCTCGGATGGTGCCCTTGCTCACATGCCGCCGCACGAGGATGTTCTGGCCGTTCAGGCTGATCATCGGTTCGACGGGGAAGAGCCATTCCGTGGCCGACGGTTTCTCCAGCTGGAACGAGAGCGGCATGACCATCGGGATGCCGAGGGCGTTGGTGCGGACGGTCTCTTCCAGTTCCTCGTCGCTCAGGGCTTCCAGATTGACGTTGAAGTCAGAGGCATCGGGTTCCGAGAACGCGCGGACGGCGACGGCGTTGTCCTCCATTTCCGGGAAGGACTTTCCTGTGGGCAGGTAGCCTGTGCTGATGCCGTGGAAACTGTTCTCGCGGAACAGCCAGTAGGGCGGCATCTTCGTCAGCCCCATCGCCCGCAGAGCCATGTTCTGTAGTATGAATCTGGTCGTGTTCATCGTTCTGCGCTGGTTGCTATGGCAAGTGCCCGGTTCATGCACTGCAGGACGATGCGCTCCAGTTCGGCCGTGTCGGTCCTGTCGGCCATCGTCACGTTGATGCTGTCAAAGAACTTGCCGATGTTCATCGTGATCTGTGTGTTGCGGCTGCCGCCGGTGGCAAGCGCCTCGGCCGTGCCGTTGCCGGTCGTGGACGTGCCGCCCTTGCCCTTGTTGAAGACGACCTCCTCGTGCGCGCTGCCCTTGGTGCCCGGTGTCGAGATGGCGGCATCGGCCGTGTTGTCCTTCTTCGGCTGCTTCCCGCTCTCGGCCGCGTAGTTGCGGCGGAACTCGTCGGCCACACCGCCAGCCAGCTGCTTGGTCTGCTGGAAGGTCTTTTCGGCCGATGTGATGCCAGTCATGTCCTTGACACCGTCCACCGCACTCGTCCACGCGCCCTTGAAGTCGCCGTCGAACAGCTTGGCGAACGCCGCGCCTATCTTGCCGATGCCGCTGATGAGCGTGCGGATGCGGTCGATGACATAGTCCTTGATGATGTTGCCGAAGCCCTTCCAGATTTCCCAATAGGTCTTGATGAAGGCGCGGAAGCCCGCAAACTTGTTCCAGCAATAGACCACCGCCGCCACGAGCGCGGAAATGCCCACGATGACAAGGCCGATGGGGTTGGCCGTCATGGCGGCATTGAGCAGCCACTGCACACCCGTCCAGATCTTGACTGCGGCCGATGCCACCTTGGCAGCACCTGCCACCGCGCCGATGGCGATGGCGTGCGCGTTGAAGACGACCGTGCCGACGGCGACCACCGCCGCTACGTAGCCAAGTTCTTCGCGGAACTGCATGATGAAGTGGATGACGCCGCCCACGATGCTGAAGATGACACCAAGTGCCGATGCGATGGGCGGGACGATGGCATCGAACATGGCCACAAGGTCGAGCAGCATCGGCTGGATGTGCTGGAACAGTTCGGCCGCTTTCATCTGGATGTTGCCCACGAGGGTCGATACCTTGCCAGAAAGGGTCTGCGACTGCTTCTCGGACATCCGGTAGAAGGCACCCTCCTCGCCGGTGGCATGGCGGATGGCGGCGGCCACGGCCTCGAAGCCGATCTGGCCTTTCGACATCATGTCCTGCAATTCGGCGTATGTCTTGCCGGTCATCTTCTCAAGTTCCTTCAAGGGATTGAAGCCCTGATTGATGAACTGGAGGTTGTCCTGACCTGACAGTTTTCCGGCCGACGACACCTGTCCGAGCACGAGCGAGAGTCCTGCGAGCTTGTTTTTGTCGCCCGACGCGATGTCGCCCAATTGCGACAGGTAGCCGTTCACTTTGTCGGCCTCCATGCCGAACGAGAGCATCATCTTGGCATTGTCCACAAGGTCGAGGTTGCTGTAAGGCGTCTTGGCCGCAAGCGCGTTGATGTCCTGCAGCGCTTTGGCCGCCTTCTGCTCGTCGCCCACCAGCGTAGTGAACGCCACGCTGGTCTGTTCCGCCTGTGCGCCCAGCGACGCGACGGCACTCACGCCCGCGCCGATGAGCACGTAGGGGTTGGTCAGGAACTGCATCCCCGGCAGCGACATCAGCCCGTTCTGGAAATTCTTGATGGAGAAGGCCGCGCGCAGGCGTGCCCCGACCGTCCGCGCCGCGCGTGAGATTTTGTCCAGCTGCTCGGTGGTCTGCCGGGCGACGCTCAGCACGTTGCCGCCGTCAGCCTGTAGCTTGATCAGGAATTTAAGTACGCTGTCCATTGTTGTTTGCCTTTGCCTCCATTTTGCGGATGTCAATCAGATACCGTATCGTCCATGCCCATTCCTCGTCGCTCAGCGTGTCGGGGTCGATGTGCATGTAGTAGCGCAGCAGGGTGTTCAGGAAGAGCACGTCGCCGCTGCCGGCATCGGGGACATCGGCATCCGCTAAAGCTTTTTTACCTGTGCCTCCTTGACCTTGATGACCTCCTCCATCTTGGGGATGGCGGCGAGGAAGTATTCGTCGTTGTCCTGGATCTCGGTGTCACCGGCCACCCAGAGCTGCTTCAGCAGCGTCTCGCTCATCTTGATGGAGTCCTTCACCACACTCACGTAGCTCAAGTCCTTGCGGTTCGGCTTGCGCAGGATGCAGCTTTTGTCGTCCACCGTGATTTCAAAGAGTTCGCCGTGCTTCTTCTTCCACTCGGCAATCTGTTCTTTCGTGTAATTTGCCATTTGAATGCTGTTTGAAAAGGGTTTGAATTATACGCTCTTTTTGTCGAGGAACAGGAAAGGCAGCGTCTTCTCCTGGAATTTGTCGCCCTGCTTCCACTCGGTGTTGTCCTCGGTGAACTCGACGCCCACAAGGATGTCGGTCGTGATGGTGTCACCGGCGGTCGGGTTGCCGTATGCGGCCACGATGTCAAGGCTGGCATCGAGGATGTCGCCGCCGCTGGCCTGTTTCAGTGCCTCATACTCGCTCTGGAGCAAAGTAATCTCACCGTCGTAGGTCTTGTTGCCGCGCTGGATGCTGTGGGGGTTGATGCCCTTGGCGTGCAGCAGTTCCTTCTCCTGCTTGGCACTGTACTTCACGCCGCGCAGACCCGTCACCACGCGGCCTGCCATGACTACGTTCACGTCACTCCATTCGTATTCTCGCGTGTTTACCATTGTCTTATCTGTTTAAGCGGTTGTTACTTGGAAACCTAAGTTCACGTCGATGTAGCGGCTGTAGCCGTGCGGGCGCACCTTGAGTGTCACCACGATGCGCGATGTCGAGACGACGTCCTGCGACGGGTCGATGTAGCACTTGCAGCCGTTGCCCTCGCTGTTGGCGCTCAGTTCGCCGTTGGCGGTCATCTGGCGGTCAATGGCGTTGGCCAATGTCTGCTGCCAGCTCTTTACCACGGCGTGCTGCAGGGTGCCGTCCTCGTTCAGTTCCCGCTCGTCGAGCAGGTTGTCGAGCATCGTGTCGTAGGTGATGCGGTAGGCTTTGTCAATCACACGGCGGCCTGTCAGATGGGCATAGTCGCCTGTCGGGTCGCCTGCCATCGGGTCGTCTGCCCAATAATAGCCGCTGCGGCCGACGTGCTTGCGCGGTACGATGTAGCCCTTCTCGAAGATGCCTGCAATCATGCTGCTGCTCTCATCGACCTTCCTGGCACCCACATACATGGCCAACGGCGCAAGGCTGCCGTCCTTCACGCGGCCGATGTTGCGCTGCACCGGGATGGATGCGATGCGGCCCAGGAGCGTGCCGATGGCAGCCCCGTCGCTTGCGCTGGCCGTGTCGCCGATGACGACGGCACAGCGGTCGTATTCCTCCTCGGTGAGGTCTTTCAGCGTCTTGGTCGCGTCGTAGGCGCGTCCCTCGATGACGATGAACAGCGGGGCGTACATCTCGGACGTCGCCCACTCGGCCAGCTGCTGCGCCTTGGGCAGTGCCGTGAAGACGTCGGGGTCGAGTCCGTTGGTGCTGGCGGCGGTGCTGCCGGTGTTCACTCCTGCCACAGCGATGCCACGCAAGGCTCCGTTCTGTCGGGTGATGAGGTCGCGGGCATAGCCTTCGGCCACCTTGGTATAGTCGCAGATGTTCGTGGCCGTCGTGGCGGGTGCCACGGGGTAGATGATGAGCCGCGTGCCGCTCTCGGCCTCGTCGTAGAACTCCTGCACGTGCTTGTACAGCACGGCATTGTTGGCGGCCGTCACACCCAGTTCCGCGAGGTCGTCCATGCTGCGCAGTTCATAGGGCGTGTTCAGCACCAATGTCCCGGCGACGGCGGCGGCTCCGCAGATGAGTGCCAGGAGGCCGTCGGCACTTTCGCCGACGGTTCCCAACTGGCCGTTAAGGAATTGTATCTTTACTCTTGGAAGTTGCATGGTTCTTGCGTTTTACGGGTTATACGTTCGAGGCCATTGCCTGCGTGACGGTCACGGTCTTGGTCACTTCGGTGCCCTCGATGCCGATGGTCACGGTGGCGGTGCGGGTGGCTTCGCCCTCGGCGTCGTAGGCGTAGGCAGTGCGGGTGAACGTGACCTTGTTGCCGCTTGCGCTCACGGTGAGCCATTCTGCGTCACTCTCGACGGTCACGGCTGCGCCGTTGCTGGTGGCGTAGGTGCGCACGTTGCTTCCCGACGTGGCGGGCACTTCGATGCTGTCGTCGCCGGTGATGGTGGGTGCCTGCTCTGCCGGTGCATTGGTCTCGACGATCACTGCCACGCCCTTCTTGTCGTAGCGGCGGCGTGCTCCTCCCACGCGCATCAGGAACGAGTAGATGTCGCCGTAGTAGGTCGGGTCATCGAGTTTGTCGAACATCTTGATCTCGCCCAGGGCGCGGCTCACGCACTGCTGCTGCCATGCCAGTCCGGCTGCGAGCTCGGTGGCTGCTGCATCCTCGCTCCACTTCAACAGGGCGTGGCCCGATGTCACGCGGAGCACCTGCGAACGCTGCATGATGCTGAACCCGTACAGGTTGCCCACGATGCCTTTCTGTGCGTCGGCCGATGCGAGGAACGCGCTCAGTTCCTTTTCGGTCAGGTCGGCAAGGAGGTCGGCATACATGACAGCATCCAGAAGGATGTAGCGTCCCTCGGCAGGCACGTCCTGCTGGTTGAACTTGGTCATCAGCGCGAGCACGGTGGCCTTGGTCATCTTCTTGCGGTTGCCGGTGGCGGTGTCCGAGGTGTGGGCGGGACGTGCCTCGCCTGTGGTCTCGACGATGGTGTCGGTCGTGAACCAGCGGTAGAGGAGGTTCTGTGCGGCGTTCTTCTGGAGCTCGGCGCGGTCGTTGTAGAGGATGCTCTGGCGTTTGTCGTAGCTCAGTTCCACTTTGTCGATTTCAGGGATGTAGATGGGGTTGGTGGTCAGCTCGTCCATGTCGTAGGTCAAGTCCTGATCGGCGCGCTGGTTCACGCCCGCTGGCTTCGAGGTGCGGTTGATGACCACGCCCGAAGGTGCGCCTGCGTTGGGGATGTGGACGGTCTTTGCCGAGACGAAGATGCTGTCATCGACGCTCTTCTGGGCGAAACTGTTGTCGGGAAAGAAGTTCTCGGTGATGGTGTTCAGCCATACTTGTTTGTTCAATGCCATTTTTCTTGAAAAATTAAAGGTTACACTTCTTGATCTTACTCTTTGTAGTCAATGCCGAACTTTTCCTTGTACTTGGCGCAGAACAGCTGCTTGTTCTGGATCTTAAGGTCGGCAAGGCGGTTCTCGCGGTCGAGCTGGTCCCATGTCTTGCCCTCGAAGGAGCCTTGCTCACCCTCCTTGCCGATGTAATTGACGGCGCGGGCTGCTGCGGCGTGCGGTTTCATGCTGTTGATGAGTGCCTCGGTGTTCTCGCGGTCGCTCTGCATCAGCTTCGTCATGGTGGGAATCTGCTCCTTGGAGATCTTGCCGTCGGCCACGGCCTGGTTGAGGAATGTCTCGACCTCCTTCTGCTGGAGGCAGTCGAGCTGCGCCTTGTAGGCGTCGTTTGCCTGCTGGAGGGCATCGGCCTTGGTTGCCTTGTTCTCCAACTCCTTGATGTGCGCCACGATGGCGCTCGAATCCGCCTTGTCGCTGAACGAGGGGATTGACTGGATGTCATCTATTAAAGCCATTTCGTTGTTGTTTTGTGGCCCGCTGGCGAGCCGGTTATTGAAATAATGGTAGATTTCCTCTTCGGTGCGGGGCTGCTGCTCGGTGGTCTCCATGTCGTAGATGCCGTCGGCCAGCTTCATCGCCACGGCCTCCTTGGCATCCATCCAATGGTCTTTCTCGTCAAAGTACTTGGCGAGCACGTCCTTGGCCTTCATGCCGCAGCGTCCGGCTATCATGTTGGCAAGGTCTTTTTGCAGCTGTTCCATCTGGTCGGCCGTCTGGCGCAGTGCCGAGGCGTTGCCCCACGTGCCGCCGCTCACGCTGTGCAGCATCAGTTTGGCGTAGGGACTCATGTAGAGCGGCTTGCCGCACAGGGCGATGATGGCGGCGATGCTTGCGGCCACGCCGTCCACATAGATGGTGATTTCGCTCTTCGACTGGCGCAGCGCGTTCCAGATGGCCATGCCGCTGAACACGTCGCCGCCGCGCGAGTTGATGCGCACGTCAATCTTGCCGAATTGCGACTGGAGCGCGATGAGCTCGCTCACGATGCGGCCGCTCTCGACCTTGTAGCCCTCGCCGATGTCGCCATAGAGCAGCAGCGTGGCGCGGCCTTCTCCGGGGATGATGTTGAAAAATTTCGATTTCATCTTTTCGTTCGTCTTGCTTGGATTTTGCCGCAAATTTCTGATGTTTTTTCGAGCCTTCAAAATCGTGTTTTTGTCATTGCGCCAGTGAGTTACATTCATAGCGTCGGCCAACGCCATGATAAAAATACCGTTTCTTTTTCTTGTATTTTCGGCCGAACTTTGCCGTGCAAAATGACCAATTTCCCTGTCAAAAATGAGCACACAGAACATCGACAAAAAGGACATCGCCAAGCAGCTTTTCCTGAACGGCACCTTCACGCAGGAGGAGATTGCCGAAAAGGTGGGCACGACACGCCAGACAGTATCGCGCTGGATCAAGGACGGCGGCTGGGAGGAACTGAAAGCCTCCATCTCCATCACCCCTGCGCAGATCCTGAGCGGGCTGAACCGACAGATCATCGAGATCAACAACAACATCGCCGCACGCGAGGAGGGCAAGCGCTTCGCCACCGTGGCCGAGAGCGACACCATCGCCAAGCTCTCGTCGGCCATCAAGAAGCTCGAGCAGGACGTGGGCATCGCCGACATCGTCGATGTGGGCATCCGCTTCACCAACTGGCTGCGCCCGCTCGACCTCGATAAGGCCAAGGAGTTCAGCAACCTGCTCGACGCCTTCATCAAGGACCAAATGAAATAAGGCCGGTGCGTGCTGCATCGGCCACAACTCTTATTTCTTAACTCTTACTTCTTAACTCTGAATCGAATGACTATCGAGGACAAGAAAGCCCTGCAACGGTGGGCAGAGCATCACAAGGCACTTGCGGCCGACGTCCCAGTCGATGACTGGATGTCGAAACGTGACATCGAGCGCAAGCGCGCCGAGCTGGAGAAAGACCCCATCGCGTGGATCAAGTATTTCTTCCCGAAATATGCCCGCTACGAGTTCGCGCCGTTCCATGTGCGCGCCATCCGCCGCATCGTCGGCCACCCGGAGTGGTACGAGGTGCTGTCGTGGAGCCGCGAGCTGGCCAAATCGACCGTGGCCATGTTCATCAACATGTATCTGGCACTCACGGGGCGCAAGCGCTTCTTCGTGCTGGCTTCGGCCACCGAGACATCGGCCATCCGTCTGCTCGCACCTTACAAAATCAACTTCGAGAGCAACCCGCGCCTGCGCCAGTTCTACGGCCAGCAGGTCACGCTGGGCGACTGGACGGAAAAGGAGTTCTCCACACGCTGCGGTGCCAAGTTCGTCGCCCTCGGTGCAGGTTCCGCGCCGCGTGGCGCAAGGAACGAGGAGGTGCGCCCCGACGTCATCTACATGGACGACTACGACACCGACGAGGACTGCCGCAACCCTGAGACGCTGAAGAAGAAGTGGGACTGGTTCGAGGGTGCGCTTTACCCCACGCGCTCCATCAGCGAACCGACGCTCATCCTGTGGTGCGGCAACATCATCGCACGCGACTGCTGCATCAAGCGGGCGGGCGCAAAGGCGCGCCACTGGGACATCGTGAACATACGCGACAAAGACGGCCACAGCACTTGGCCGCAGAAGAACACCGAGGAGCAGATTGACACCGTGCTGTCGAACATATCGGCCAAGAACGCACAGGCCGAGTACTTCAACAACCCAGTGAGCGAGGGCACCATCTTCAAGAACCTGCCGTTCGGCAAGGTGCCGCCGCTGGGCAAGTTCCCGTTCCTCGTCATCTACGGCGACCCCGCCTACAGCGACTCGCGCAAGAAGGCCAGCAGCACCAAGGCACTCTGGCTCATCGGCAGGCTGAAAGGCACGTATTATGTCATCAAGGGATTCCTGGCACGCGAGCTGAACGCGGTCTTCATCGGCTGGTATTTCGACCTGATGGACTACGTGGGCGGCAAGACCACCGTCTATTGCTACATGGAGAACAACAAGCTGCAAGACCCCTTCTTCCGGCAGGTCTTCATGCCGCTGCTGCGCGAGGAGTGCCGCCGCCGTCGCCGTGAGCTCAACATCAAGGGCGACGAGCGGCGCAAGGCCGAGAAGGCCACCCGCATCGAGGCCAACCTGGAACCCATCGACCGCAACGGCGCGTGGATCTTCAACGAGGAGGAGCGCGACAACCCGCACATGCAGGAACTCATCAACCAGTTCAAGCTCTTCGAGATGCACCTGCCTTACAACGCCGACGGTCCCGACTGCATCGAGGGCGGCATCACCGTCATCGGCCAGAAGACCACCGAGGCTGAACCCGCCGTCACCATCTCCTACGACGAGATCAACGAGCACAACCCCTACCGAATGTAAACCCATAGAACCTCAAAACCATCATGGCCAATTTCATCAACACAGGCGACTACGATGCCACCATCCACCGCGAGATCCTCGACGCGCTGCTGCGTGCCGACTCGGCATCCTACGACCCGCAGATCATCGAGATTTGCGAAGACCGCGCCATCGCCGAGATGCGCTCCTACCTGAACAAGCAGTACGACTGCGACACCATCTTCTCGGCGACCGGCACCGACCGCCACGCGCTCATCCTCATGTTCGCCATCGACATCACCGTCTATCACATCTTCTGCCAGCACAACCCCTACAAGATGGCCAAGATACGGCAAGACCGCTATGACCGCGCCATCGAGTGGCTGAAAGGCGTCATGCGCGGCGACATCACCATCGACGGCGCGCCGCTGCTCCCCGCCGACGAGCTGGACGGGAACTCCCCGTGGCAGGTCGTGGCCGATGATGTCCGTCCCGTCATCCGTTGAACCATAACCCTTAACCCATAACCCACAATGAAAAAGAGCAAAATAATCACCCAAGGCGGGATGCGCACCGACAATGGCCAGCGGCTGCCCGACGTGGTGCTGCAGATGCCGGAGATCTTCTTCTTCGACATGAACGCCTACATGAACTCGCTCACTCTGGCCAAGAGCATCGACTACGGCAACCGCGCCCGCCTCTACGACATGTACGAGTCGGCCACCCTCGACCTCCATCTGGCGGGCGTGCTCGACAAACGGCTGCGCGGCGTGACACGGTTCCCCATCGAGTTCCGGCGCGACGGCGTGCCCGACGAGGCCATCGGCAAGCAGCTGCGCTCCCCGTGGTTCAAGCAGCTGCGCCGCGAGCTCCTTCTGGCCGAGTTCTGGGGCTTCACCCTCGTGCAGTTCTATCTGGACGACGACGGCAACATCCGCTACGACCTCATCGACCGCAAGCACTACGACCCCGTGCGCCGCGAACTGCTCAAGTGGCAGGGCGACCAGAAGGGCATCCCCATCGACTGTTTCGACAACTGCCTCTTCGTCGGTTCCGAGCGCGGCTTGGGCATCATGGCCGAGCTGATGCCCGCCGTCCTCTACAAGCGCGGCGACATGGCCGACTGGGCGCAGTTCTGCAACATATTCGGGATGCCGATACGTGAATACACCTACGATGCCGGAGACGAGGTCGCACGCCGCCGCCTCATTGCCGACGCGCGCCGCCAAGGCTCGAACGCCGTCTATATCCACCCGCGCGACAGCGACCTGAAACTCGTCGAGGCGGGCAACAAGACAGGCTCGTCGGACATCTACAGGGCGTTTGCCGAATACTGGGACAGCCAGATCTCCATCCGCGTGCTGGGCAACACCCTCACCACCGATGCCAAGGAGACGGGCACACAGGCGCTCGGCACCGTCCACAAGGAGGAGGAGGACGACATGAACGCCGACGACCGCGAATACATCCTCGACATCCTCAACTACCAGATGCGCCCCATCTTCGCCGCATTGGGCTTCAACGTCGATGGCGGCGAGTTCGTCTATGCCAAGCGCGACAGGCTCTCACCGTCGCAGCACATCGACATCGTGCAGAAGTTGCAAGGCATGGGGCTGCCCATGAGCGACGACTGGCTCTACAAGACCTTCGACGTCGAGAAGCCCGAAGACTACGACACACAGAAGGCCGAGGCCGAGGCACGCCGCGACGCCATGCGCGAAGCTCTGGAGAAAGGGACGTCGGCCAACCCGCAGCTGAACACGCCGCCCGCTCCGCAAAACACTGTTCAAACACCGTTCAAAAGCCGTTTGCAGCGTTTTTTTGGAGTGGCCCCGACTACCGGGGCGGACACCGACTTCTGATTGATTCCCTCTATTATGGCGATGGCCGATGCCCCTGCTGCTCACCCGCGCCACGCAGCTTCAGCAATGCCGCCGCGCTGCGCTTCGATGCCGACGTGCTGCGCTTCGATGCCGACGTGCTCGAACTGTTCATCCGCAAGGTCTATGGCGGCATGGACACGGCCAACGAGATTGAGGCGGGCATGTGGCGCGAGGTGCTGCGCATCATCAATGCCGCGACCGTCGAGGGGCTGGCATCAGCCACCACACCACCGCCCACCCGCGAGCAGTGGTTCTACCACGAGCTGCGCCACGGCAACGAGGTCTTCGCCGCCTTCAAGGTTCACGCTATGGGGCAGGAGATGGCCGCCAAGCTGCTCGATGCCGACGGTCGGCTGAAACCCTTCGCCCAATGGCGGCGTGAAGTCGAGGGCATCGCCTCGCACCAGATGGGTTCGTGGCTGCGCACCGAATACGACACCGCCGTCATCCGCGCCCATCAGGCGGCCGACTGGATGGAGTTCGAGCGCAACAAGGACATCTTCCCCAACCTTCGATGGATGCCCACCACCTCGCCCGAACCTGAGACCACCCACGCCGCCTATTGGCAAGCCAAGCTCACGCTGCCTGTTGATGACCCGTTCTGGATGGAACACCACCCCGGCGACCGCTGGAACTGCAAGTGCTCGCTCGAAGCGACCGACGAGCCGGTGAACCGTCCCGCCGACCTCGTGCCTGTCAAGCCGCAGCGCGGCCTCGACAGCAACCCCGGCAAGGACGGGCATATCTTCAACGATACGCACCCATACTATCCGAAGGACTGCGCGCACTGCTTCGCATACAAAAAAGGCGGCTTCAAAAACCGTCTCAGTGCTTTGTTCGTAAATAGGGAGAAGGATTGCAATAACTGTCCATTCATCGATGGATGTATCAGACGAGAAACACTGACACAAGTGGAGAGAACGCGAAGACTCAATTCATCGGAATGTAGCGAAATAATAGCCAATATCAATCAATGGGCAGACAGACATTTGGATGTAGTTCAAACATCTTCAGGTGTGGAAAAATTCAAAATGGTCACAGTTTCAGAAAGTGGAACTTTGTTGAAAATAAATAAAAAGTTCTTCAATGAGACATTTGCAAAAAATATCCATAATCGACGATTGGCCGAAACTATGGATTTGGCACTTCATTTTGAAGAATGGATGCCCCAAGCCACTATTGCAAGTCCGCCTGAGGTAGGAAGACATCATGCCTGTTCATTCTTCGTCTATAGGGCGACGCATAATGGTACAAATATTATGTTCAAAGTAAAAGATAACGGCAACGGGAATGTTTACACAATGCGAATAATACAATAAAAAAATCTGGCTACCCCCTCCGAAGGGCCGAAGCCCATTATGAAGAGTCCTCGCCAGACTTTTTCTGTCGCAAATATAGCAACATTTTTCTGATTGCTGTGCAAAAACGGCAAAAAAACAACAAAATATGGACGCAAAAGAGATAGAAAAGCGCGTAGCGCGTGCCAAGGCCGACATCCTGAAGGAGGTCAATGACCGGCTGCCCCGCACCGTGGGCGTGATTGCCGTCAACCACTTCACGCAGAACTTCCACCAAGGCGGCTGGCTCGACAACGGGCTGCACCCGTGGCCGCGCACCAAGCGGCAGGACAGCGCGTCGCCCGATGCCAAATACAGCCCGCTCACCTCGCGCCGCAACCACCTGATGAAGTCCATACAGGCGACCACCGCACCGGGACAGGTCACGGTCGAGAACCCTGTGCCATACGCTGCCATCCACAACGACGGCGGGGAAATCACCACGCACCCCACCGTCACCCAGCGGATGCGCCGCTTCGCGTGGGCGATGGTCTATTCCATCGCGGGCATCAAGAAGGGCGGCACGCTGCCCAAGCAGTTGCCCGCCGAGGCCGACAAATGGAAGGGCTTGGCCTTGACCCGGAAGGAGCGCATCACCGTCCATGCCCGCATTCCGCAACGCCAGTTCATGGGCGACTCGGCCGAACTGCGCGAGAAGATTGGCAAGGCCGTCCGCAAGTCGCTCGACGCGATTGCCGCCCATATCGCCAAGTTCCGGCAATAACTCTTATGGGAACTTCTAAAAATTGTCATTCTGAACGAAGTGAAGAATCTCAAAATATTAATAGTGAGATGTTTCGCGGTGCTCAACATGACATTTATAGAAACTCCCTTATTTCTTACTTCTTATTTCACAACTCAACTATGGAGAATCTGCTTTACCAGATCATCGGCCACATCAAGGAGGGAATGCCCCAGCTCGCCACGGTCGATGAGGATTACGGCCAACTGGAGGCCATCGACAAAGAGGGCATCGAGACCTATCCCGTCATCTTCCCCGCCGTCTTGGTCGATATACCCGAAACGGACTGGTCGTGCATCGGCCAGAAGAGCCAGCGCGGCAGGGCACGGGTGAACGTGCGCCTGGTCATCGACTGCTACGACGACACGCACTGCGGTTCGGGCACGATGGAGGCGATGTTCGAGCGCGCCGCGATGGCCGATGAGCTTCACCGGCTGTTGCAGGGCTTCCGCCCCGATGATGATGGGGAAATGGTACGTGAGAAGTCGCGCTTCTACACGTGGAGTCATGGTATCAAGGTCTATGAATCTCTCTATTCCGTGGCTGTCCAGTCGTTCATTCGGGAAACAGTGACAGCTGCTGCTCCACGCAGGGTCGTGGTTTCGGCGACGGGGCTTTAGCGGCAGGCACCTTGAAGCCGGTGAACTGCGGGCGGCCGAGTGTCTTGCCATCGACGGTGGCCCCGCTCTGCACCATCTTGCGGATGACCTGCATCACGCGGCTCTCGGACACGAAGAACTCCTCCTCGCTCAGCTTCTTGATGGTGTCATCAAACCGAAGCCGCCGAATCTCTGTCCAGTAGTAGTACCGCTCGAACATCTTGTGGTCTCTGGACTCCATCAGGTCTTTGTTTCTTCCGCGTGCCATGCCGCAAAGATACGCATATTCCAGCATAAATATACATGAAAATGGGACGTTCCATGCGGGACGCCCCATTTTCTGTTCACATATCTGTCTTTCAATCATTCAGTTCTCGCTTCGGCTCGACGTAGAAGGTCTCGTCCTGTGCCACCGCGATGCCGCATCCTGCCATTGCCTGCGCCATCGTCACCGGTGCGCTGTCGTCGGCCGTTGTCCAGACCTCATCCAGCTCGCGGTCGGCCAGCATACGGTCTTTAGCAATCTCCTCGGTCGTGCGCACATAGCTCGGCAGTGTCCGCTTCACCAGCTCCAGCGCAGCCGCCCACGTGAAGCCCTTCAAGGTCTTGAGCTTCGGAGTGCCGGTGCGGAACCCGATTGTGCCGTGCGTCATCTCCAGCGACTTCTTGCGGGCGAACAGTTCTGCCTGGTTCTCGGTGGCGAACGCCTGCAGCGTGTCGAACGCCGCGTCACGTTCCTCGGTCAGCCCGGCCAGCTGGTTCTGCCACTTCTCGCGTATCTTCGCGCATTGCAGCTCGATTTCCGCGTTGATCTTGTTGATACTTGCATCGGCCTTGGCATAGTTGGCGAATGCTTCGTCGGCGGCCTCACGGGTCACGCCGCTGATGATGGTCTTTTTCTGTCTTGTTGCCATGATCATTTGATTTTTTTAATCGTTAAACATTAAACTTTTGTTGGTTCGTGGCCGATGGCTCATGCCTCTCAGGCCAGGCACAGGCTTCCGGCTCCGACGCCGTGCCCGTTGTTCCGTGGTCTCCACGCGGTCAGTCTCTCGCGTTTTCTCCACTCCGTCCCACGGCGGGCACTCCATTTTCCGGAAGCTGCCGGCATGTGCCATCGGCCATTCACTCATTTTTCATTGTTAATTGTTAATTTTTCACTTTTTTTCTTCAATATCACGCGCAGTTTCTTCGCGAGGGCTGTCAGTGCCGCTTCGTCCAAGTTGCGGAACTCGGTTCCGGCTATCTTCGGACTCTTGCAGTAGCGGTTCACCTCAGCCCAGCTCGTGGTATCGACCCCCACCTGCTGCAGCAGCTTCAGGCAGACGCTCCGCCACAGCCGCAGGTTGTCGCGCCTGATGTCCCGCGCGCGGTCGCGGGGCAGCGCACGCTCCATTGACTGGAGCAGCCTGTCATATTCCCGCCGCCTGATTTCCCGCAGGCTCTCGGTGCGTCCCTGTGTCCCTTCACGCACCAGCTGGCGTTTCAGTTCGTCGCGGTCGCCCCCGAAGGGCATCTGCCGCAGCAGATCATAGAACCGCGCAAAGTTTGTCACCTCCTGTGTCATGACTCTTAATTCTTATTTCTTAACTCTCACTACCGGCTCAGTGCCAGCGCCACGAGTGCCGCCGTCGAGAGCACGATGATGATGATCAGACCGAGGCAGCCGTCGCTCAGTTCGGCCTGTGGCATCTCTACCTCCTCCCAGTGGCCCTCCTGCTCCTCTTCGGCAGTCTCGTTGGCCAATGCCTTGTTTTCAAGTTCCTCTTTCATAACATTTAATATTTAATATTTCACCGGATTATCCGGCAGCCATTCCACCAGAATTCTTGCCTTCAGCATGCCGTAGCCCATACATGCGTCGCACTGGCTCTTTACCAGACCGCCACGGCCGTCTTCGCCCATGACGTATCCGCTGCCGTTGCACTGCGGGCAGGCGAACCCGCGCCGCTCACTCAGTTCGCGCGCCACTGTACCGTCGGCCTGCAGGCGCACGCTCTCCGGTGCTTCCACCACTGCTACTGTCTTCATGATGCTCATATTGATGATTTTTGAAGGTTAATTTACAATACCAACTCTCCGAGCGGCCTGATGATGCGTGCAACCGTCTCTCCGTCGAATTGCAGCCACCGGGTGTTGCCTCCGCCCATGCTCTCCAGCCGGATGTCGATTCGCTTCCAGTTGTGCTGGGTCAGCAGTTCGTCCTGCATGACCCGCAGTTCTTCCAGCCACGTGGGCAGCAGTTCGGCCGCGATGATGTGGTGGTTGCACTTGCGCAGCTCCTCCTTGAGTGCCTGCACCATCTTCGTGCCTGCGACCGTCATGCCGCTGGCATCGATGTAGTAGATGTTCGTCTTTTTCGTTTTCATAGCTTAACTCTTATTTCTTAATTCTTAATTCTTATTTCTTAACGTCTGTTCCCCAATAACGTGCCGCTCCCTCGTCCCAGATGGTGAACTCTCCGGTGCGGCCGATGAACCGCCCTTTCGAGAAAGCCTTGAAGCCCTCCACCCAGATTTTCAGCGTCGCGTCATACATCAGCCCCACCGCCGAATTTCCTCGCGGCATCGAGCCCGACGCGTGGCTGATGAAGATGATCAGCTTGTCGCGGTTCCGCTCCTTGAAGCGGATGTAGTCGCCGTAGGTCATCTGCGTGTACTGGAAGCTGTCAACCACCACGATGTTGTAGCTCTTGCGCCGCGCCAGCCGCTCCTCCAGTTCTGCCATCGGCTCGGCGTTCAGCAGGTGCAGCCGGTTGCCCACGCCTGTCAGCCCGTGCCGCACCAGTTTGTCACGCATCGTCAGGCTGTCGCCCTCCTCAAGGCTGTCGAAGGCCACGCGGTCGTACTTGCACAGTTCAGCCAGCAGCTGCATGACGAAACTCGTCTTGCCGTTCCCGCTGCGTCCCCAGATGAGCCACACGCCTGTGCGTTCCGGCTGTCCGAAGGCATCTGCCCATTTCCCCTCGAAGGGAAAGGTCTCGCGCCGCTTCTTCAGCACATCCTTCACGGTCAATGCCCTGTGTCTGGCCGTCTGTTTGGGCTGGAGGTCGGCCAATGCCTTCTCCAATCCATGTATCCTTGCCGCCGCCTCGGTCAGCTGTATGTTCTGGTCGATGATGACGTCTTCGGGTGTCATTGCTTTCATAACTCTTATTTCTTAATTCTTATTTCTTAACTATCATTTCATCCTCTTCACGCGGTGTATGCTCTTCTTCACCCTGCGCAGGTCAAAGTCGCACGCCTCGGCATCCTTGATCACCTCGTCGATGTCCTTGCGGTCGTGCAGTCCGTTGGCCGTGCAGATGGCATACACATCGTTCACCGTCGTGTCGTCCAGCTCGAAGTACTTGCGGCCGATGCGGCTGTAGAACTCCTTGTAGCCCGGCTTCTTCCACCGCAGCCCGTTCTCGATGCGCTTGCGGATGTAGTCAGTGCTCATGAACACCACCCCGCATTTGTCCTCCAGCTTGTTGTACAGCGAGATGAAGTAGTGGAACACGCTCTCCGTCAGTTTGTCCGCCTCGTCGAAGATCATCAGCGGCGCGTCCATCTGGATCAGGTCATTCAGGATGGCCGTCCACAGCTCGCGCACCGTCATGCCCTCGCCGCGTATGCCCACCAGACGGGCAATCTCGCGCACGAACTCGCCCTTGTGCATGTCCTCGCTGCATTGCAGGTAGAAGGTCTCGCGGTGGTCGTCGGCAAACAGGCGTGCCGTCGTCGTCTTGCCGCAGCCCGCTTCGCCCACGATCCACGTCACGTTGCGGTACATCTTCGCGTCCTGCATGGCGTAGGTGATTTCCTGATAGGCACCCGTCTCGACAATCTGCCAGCCGTCCTCCTGTCCGGCACCGGCCACCTGTTCGCCCACCTTGCGCCACATCTCGTCGCTGATCAGCTCCCACTTGCCGTTCAGGATGCTGCTCACCGTGCCCGCGCTCGTCCCTTTCAGGCTGCCCACTGCCTTGTTCTGGCTGGGGTACTTGGCCACATACGCCCGCAGGCGCTCTGCAATCTGTTCTTTCAGCTTCTGTTCCATAGTTTTTAGAAGATTTTGATGGTTAATGACTCTTATTTCTTAATTCTTATTTCTTAACTCTTTATAGTTTTCCTGCCACCTTGTTGATGTTCACCGTGACCGCCTGTCCTTCCAGTTCGCTCCAGTCGATGTTCGAGACCCGTTTCGTCACGCGGCCGATGCTCAGTTCCTCCGGCTCGCGGCTGTACTTGCGCGTCCGTCGGTCAATCTGCCGCTGCACGTCGGCCGCCACGCCCTTCAGCTTCGGTGTCACGAGGCCGTTCTGCTCCGGTGCGACGCCCTCGGCCCATTCTATCGCCTTGGCTGCCACCTGCCGCTCGATGCGGCTCTGCTCGGTGGCCTTCTGCTGCTGGCGGATGAAGATGGCCTCGTCCTCGGTCTGTTCCTGGATGGCGCGGTGGATGACGATGTACGGTTCCGCGACGCGCTCGAAGCGCAGGTTTCCCGCTTTGTCCTTCCAGTACAGGCGGATGCCTGAGAAGTCGTAGGGGTCGTATTTCACCACGAACCGCTGGTACGTGTGCTTCCGTCGCCACTCGGTGTCGGGCACGCCCGGCGAGCTCATCACCTCGTAGGTCCGCGTCTTCCCCTTCACCGTGATCTCGATGCCGCCGCTGGTGAAGGTGCTCATCTTCTCGCACGTCACCCAGAACATGTCCACCATGTCGCCCGCAGTCACCACAGGCGTTTCGGGGTTCTCGCTCTCCTCGTACATCCTGATGCGCTGCTCGCCCGTGGCGGGGTGTGCCATCTCGTTCCACTCGGTGCGCGCCTTCACGTAGGCCGCCTTCAGTTCCTCCAGCGTGTAGAGCTGGTCTTTGTTGGCCTCGATGTACTCCATGTTCGGGCGGCTGTCCTCCTTTGTCGCCGTGACGTTCTGTCCCGTGAAGCGCCAGTCCTTGTGCAGCACTTGGCTCTGGAACCGTCCGAACACGCTCTCGATCGTCTTCGATGCGCCGTTGTAGGGTGCCGTCGTGCGGTGTATGTGGCAGATTTTGTCCAACATGCCGCTGCTGTTCGCCCTCTTGTGGCCGCCCTGGTTGTCATGGACAATCTCGTAGGGCTTGTGGCCGCTCACCTGAATAGCCATCCTGTAGGCCATGTATTGCGCTTCGTAGTCCTCCGTGTCGCTGATGCAGAAGCCAAGGAACACCTCGGTCGCCGCGTCAATCACCTCATAGACGCCCGTAGTCCGCACCTTGCCGTCCTCGTCCCGGTAGTACAGGTTCAGTTTCGTGCCGTCGCCATACCACAGCGCGTCCCTCATCGTCGGCAGCTGGGTCTTGTGCCTGCGGTCAAACTTCTGGTGGGCGGCAAGCTCGCCGTGCACCGCGTCATACCACAGCGGCCTTACGTCTGCACGCTCCAGCCACATCTTCAGGCTGCGGATGCTCTTCAACGGCTTCCACCCACGCTCCGCGCACTCCTGGTTGAACGCATCGAAGATCTGGCTGTCCGTCAGCACCGGCTTGCGGCTCCGTTTCAGGCCGATGAGCCTCTGCTGCGCCTCGGCCGTCAGCTTCAGCGTGTTCGAGTTGCCCACCTTGCCGCTGATGAGCGAGGGGTAGCCGTCGCGCTTGAACAGGCTCATCTTCTCCTTCAGGCGTGCCAGGTTCTTGGGCAGCGTGTGCCCCGTCACCTCGCGCAGCTTCTCGCTCTGGGCGAAGACGATGCCCCACAGGTCGTTCCTCCGTCCGTTGCCCAGCGCGTGCGAGGTCGCCGTCAGCTCGTTCATCCGCTCGCACAGCCGCTTCAGCACCGTCGCGTTGGCCGTGTATTCGTCAATCAGCGCGTCCGTCAGCGTCGTTTGAACACCGTTCAAGTCGTATTCGAACGCCTTGTACCACTCGCGCGCCTCGCCGTCCTCCTTCACCCAGTCCCGCAGTTCCTGCGCCTTCAGCACATCGGCGGGGTTGCCGTATCTTGCCTCGAATTTCATCCTGTACTTCTCCGGGAGCGACGCATAGACATACAGAGCATGGTTGCCTTCACCCCCACCACGATTGGCGCACTGGATGTTGCCGCGCGTCATGTTCTTGCGCAGGGTCGCCGGGCTGATGACGGGCTCCTCGCCCTCGGTCAGTTCCTTGAAGGTTACGCACAATGCCTTTTTGTAGTACTCCATGTCCGTCTCTCCGTCATTTTTCAGTTTACAACCTCCACGCCGCCGAACTCCTCCTTGGCCACAAGGCGGATTCTGCGCGCCAGCCTGCTCTCCTTGCGGAAGTTCAGTGCCGCACTCGCCATCTCGCGCGTGCAGTTCATCGCGATGGCCACACGTGCCACGTCGCCACGCTTCAGTTTGATTCGTCTTTTCATATCAATTGTCAATTATAAATTTCTCATAGGTTTGCCGCCCATGCCTGCAGGTCGTGGAAGTCTTCCAGCGAGATGCTACATTTCACTTCGCGCACCACCTTGCCCATCCGGCACACCGTCACGGTGCGGTCTGCCCAATCGACCACTATCACCACACCGTTGGCGAACGTCTGGCACATCAGGCCGTCGGCCGTGCAGTGTATCGTCTCGCACTCGGGCAGCCAGTTCATCACGCGCCCGCCCTTCTCGATGGCAGCGCGACGGATATGCACCATCAGGAAACGAACGCCTGCTTTCAATACCTTTTTCATGACAGTTCTCCTTTACTTGTTACCTATCTCAATGCCGCCATACTGCTCTTTGGCAACAAAGCGGATCTTACGCGCAAGCATACTGTCCTTCTTGAAGTTCAGTGCTTTGCTAACCATCTCACGGGTGCAGTTCATACGTGAAGCCAACTCCACGACTCTGCCACGGTCCATCACAATCCTTCTGTTCATAATTCGTTTTTCTTATTATTTTTAATACCTTTGTACCATGATTAAGAAATACATTGTACCATTCACTTGCGATGAGCGGGACGTGAACAATATACGCGAATTTGCTCAGCAATACTTTCATCAACTTGGCCTGTTATGCAGAACTTACCGCACCTGTCCTGAACAAGGATGGAACACCCCTGCATACGGAGTCCCGATTGAGGTGTGGGCAGTTGTCTCCCCAAAAGGGCAGCAATCGCAAAGCAAGGGTCTTCTGCGTATTTGCCGAGACTTTCAGAAACAAGTCCTTGACCGTTTTGAACACGCTCGAAGTTCTTCCATAGAGTCTCAATGGTGTTGAAACCACTGTCATAAAGGTCGTCATGCCGCATCTCCTTCAGCTCCTCCTCGCATTTGAGGATGGTCAGAAAGCATTCCATGATCTTTTCTTGCAGCTCCCATGTGCGGAGGTGTTTCTGCATTTTCTCATCCATAATTCCCATTTTTAATTGTTAATCTTCTCGCTTCTCAGGTATTTTTTTGTACCTTTGTCGCGCTGTTCACTTAATGAATACGCTTGCAAAGATACAGACTTTCTGTAAATCAACAAACTTTTCTTCAGAAAATTACAATTCATTTCAGAAAATATGGAAAAAGAGCAGATAAACGGTCGCACAATAGGCGCAATCAATGCTTTGTTAGAGCAAGATTCAGCCCTAACAAAGACGGCTTTGGCTTCTTCCCTCAATGTTAAGCCTGCAAAATTTTCAGAAATTCTGAACGGACGCATGATGGCAGGTGCTGATATGATGGCATTGCTGTGTTCCGAATACAATATCTCGGCATCATATCTCCTTACAGGTGAGGGTACAATGTTTAATAATGGGAGTAAGTTGCCTGTGGCTCATCAAGCCACAAGCCCCATTGCCACTACGCGCGGCCTCCCGCTCATCCCCATCGATGCCGTCGCTGGCTGGAATGGCATTGACGCGCCAGGCGTCTCTCTGCTCGACTGCACACGCTACGACATTCCCGACTTCGAGGCCGCCCACGCCGACTTCCTCATCCGCGTCTCAGGCTCCTCCATGTACCCCAAATATTCCAGCGGTGACATCCTCGCCTGCCGCCGCATCGACGAGATCACCTTCATCCAGTGGGGCAAGATCTACGTCATCGACTCCCGTCAGGGCGCAATGGTCAAGCGCCTGTTCCCCATCGAGGGCGACGACGACAACATCCAGTGCAGATCCGACAACCCCAACTACCCGCCATTCCCGTTGCCCAAGTCAGAGATCCGTTCGCTCTCAATCGTCGTAGGTGCGATACGTTTGGAATAAGAGTGCCCATTTCACCCACACATTCCCATTCATCCCATAGCACATTCCACGCCCTCCCACACCCGCGCAAAAACGATCCGTGTACCCTGTTCCAACCACAATTCGCCTAATTGCCTTTTGCTCAGTTCTTTATTGATTTTTTGCCTCTCCAATACGGGTTGCACCCTGCATTTTGCCCCTTAAATCCGTGAAAAAAGGCCATTTTTTCGCCTTTTTTGTATCGTTTGCCCCCGAAATCGCCCAAAAAAAAGTGTTAAAAGTGTCACCCCTCTCGTCACCCCTCTCCGCACATTTCGTTTTTGCAAGCCCCGAAAACGTCACCCCTCTCGTCACCCCAACTGTCACCCCAAGTCCATTTTTGGCACAAAAAAAAAGACCATCTTCGCGTCATCACGAAAATGGTCTTTTTCATTGTCCGACACCTTGCCGCGCCATTGCGTCCCTGTGGCTATTTTTCGCCCTCAGCCACCCTGCTGCACCTTATCAGTTCCGACTGCTTTATAATGGCGCATTTCGTGGCCAAAGTGCCGTTTCCAGATAGCCCAGCGTGCAAAAGATAGCTTTTCGACGCGCCAACATCCTCAGCCCTCAGCACCGTATAGACAGCCGAAATACTCGCAAAATAATAGTCCTTGCGCTCCATGCGCCCCCTGTTCAACAGATGCACGTGTATCACCTTTGCCATAATTCAATCAATTTTGTCGCAAATATACCAAATAATAACGATATGGAATAAATCAAAGTAAAATAAAATATCAGGCGGGACGAAAATGTCCGTTTTAAGCACGAAAAAAGCGGCCTTTTGAGCCGCCATGTTACATTTCCCTTTAAAACACCGTTCAAACGCACTTCAAATGTAACACGATTGTAAAGCATTTGTCACATTTCGTTTTTGCAATTTGTCCCACTCTCAAACCATATTTTCCTTGCTTAACTCTCTCAAAACTAACTCTTTCAACACTTTTTTAACTCTCCCTCATTTTTCCACGCTTCGTTTTGCCCCCCTTATTTATTTTTGACTTCTCAAAATCCTCCATCATCATTTTTCTTCCGTTTAACATGCATTTGTTTGTGTATCAATATATTGTAAATACAAGGACTGCACGGGACTGACGTGTGTGAAGGTAGATTCAAGTAATCAAGTATATGATAGCAGAAATGATTGTAATGCCATCATTGAAACGGCTGCCGATGCCCTTGTCTGCGGATGTAATGTTACTATTATTCCAGATGACGTGACGAGCATCGGCGACAATGCGTTCGACGGCGGCACGGGGTTGACGAGCATCAAGATTCCAAACGGAGTGACCAGCATCGGCGGCCATGCGTTCTCTGGTTGCACGGGACTGACAAGCATCGAAATTCCGAACGGAGTGACCAACATCGGCGGCTATGCGTTCTCTGGCTGCACGGGGTTGACGAGCATTAAGATCCCAGGCGGAGTTACCAACATCGGCGGCGGCACGTTCTCTGGCTGCACGGGGTTGACGAGCATCAAGATTCCGAGCGGAGTGACGAGCATCGGCAACTATGCGTTCTCTGGCTGCACGGGGTTGACGAGCATCAAGATTCCAAGCGGAGTTACCAGTATCGGCCAAAGTGCTTTCTCGAGATGCACGGCACTGACGAGCATTGAGATACCAAACGGAGTGACCAGCATCGGCGGCTATGCGTTCTCTGGCTGCACGGGGTTGACGAGTATCGAGATACCGAACAGCGTGACCAGCATCGGCAGTTGGGCGTTCTGGGATTGTTCGGGGTTGACGAGCATCGATATTCCAAACAGTGTGACCAGCATCGGCGAAAGGACGTTCTATGGCTGCACGGGATTGACGAGCATCAAGATTCCAAACAGCGTGACAAGCATCGGCAACTATGCGTTCCGTAAATGCGACAACATCGAGACATTGAACTTTAACACAGATGCCATTGGCACGATATTCAAGGGAAAAACTTCGCTCAAAACACTAATCATTGGTGAGTCTGTAACAAGCATTGACCTCAATGCATTCAATGGATGCGACAATATAGAAACTCTGAACTATAACACCGATGCCATTGGCACGATATTCAGCGGAAAAACTTCGCTAAAAACGGTAATCATTGGAGAGTCAGTGACAAACATCGACCCCAACGCATTCAATGGATGCTACAATATAGAAACTTTGAAATATGACACAGATGCTGTAGGGATGATATTCAGAGGAAAACCATTGCTTAAAACTGTAACCATAGGAGGTAGTGTGACACAAATCGCTGATAACGCTTTTTGGGGATGCTCTAATTTGAGTACTATCACCGGTGGTATGGGGGTAAAGAGCGTCGGTAACAATGCGTTTTTCAATTGCACATTCATGTCAGTAATGTATATTGGTAGCAAGGTGGAAAAGATTGGCATGCAAGCTTTCTATAGGTGTCCTTCTTTGAAATGTATCTACAACTACGCGGAATTTCCACAGGATTGCGGCACGGACGCTTTCAGCATTGTAAAATCAAAATGCACCCTGTACGTCAAGCCCGAAAGCGTGGACTACTACAGCGTGCACAAAGATTGGTGCGACTTCAACATCCAGCCCATGACGGAAGAAATGTTGGCCATAGAAAGCGTCGTGTGCGAGAATGCGCCATCGGCCAAAACCTGCTTTGACCTGCAAGGCCGCAAGATGACAAAGCCACAGCGCAGGCAGTTGTATCTGCAAGACGGCAAGAAAGCCATCGTGTGGTAAACATCGGCCCCAATAAACAGAACAAAATCTTCTGCCCTATCGGTCAATCCGATGGGGCAAATTCTTCTTTTTCAGACAATTGTTTTTTGTCTGATGGTTAAACCGAAGACGCAAAAAATACTTGGAATGGCTGTTTTATACGAAAAATTTGTTCCGTTCATTCCTTTTGCATATCTTTGCACCGTCAGTTCCCGCCAAGCCTCTCAACGATGCTCAAATGCGCGGGGCTTTCTTTTTTAAATATGGCAAGAAGAAATTTTACAAAAACGTATTCGACACAATCGGAGTTAGTGGAACTCTTGAAGTCACGTGGATTAGAAATCGATAACGAACAGGAAGCCGAACTCTATTTGCAGAACATCGGCTACTATCGGTTGTCAGCGTACATGTACCCGCTACTGAAATCCCCAAAATCTTTACATCTATATAAGCAAGGCGCAACATTCCAACAAGTGCTGAGGCTTTATCGATTTGACAAAAAGTTACGAATGTTGCTCTTCAATGAGATTGAAAAAATAGAAATTGCAGTTCGCGAAACAATCATGGATGTCACGGCGAAACAATCGGGCGATGATTTTTGGTTAACCAATCCAATTCATTTTGCTAATTCTCAATCATTTGCCGACACAAAAAACCTCATAGACAAAGAGTACCGCAAATCGACAGAAGATTTCATCCTACATTTCAAAGAAACGTATGTAGAACCATATCCTCCCGCATGGATTCTTGGTGAATTATTAACGATGGGGTCTGTCAATATGGTTTATCGCAATTTGAAGGAAGACAGAATCAGGAAAACAATATCCCAACGATTTGGACTACAGCCGAAAGTTTTTGAATCGTGGCTCACTACACTTACGCTTGTCAGAAACACTTGTTGCCATCATTCCAGAGTATGGAACAAAGTGAATTTTATTCTTCCAATAATGCCAAGACGCATACTTCGGCCTTGGATTACATTGCCCATCAATCCACAGCGCATCTATTTTGATATCTGCATCATCAAATATTTTCTTGATGTCATTTCTCCCGACAATGATATGCTCGCCAAACTTCGTTGGCTATTTGTCTATTTTCCAGAGATTGACCTCAATGCACTTGGATTTCCCAAAGGATGGGAAACGGAGCCACTTTGGGAATAACCCCCAAAAAGCAAAAATAAATTCGCGTAGCGGGAGAAACGATCTTGCTACGCGATTTTTATTATATGAAAGATGCCGACAACTCCATTGCACTCCATAAACTCTGCGAGAGATACACGAGTGCCATCGGCCACAAGCACTCTTTCCACTGTCTGCCAAAATGTCAAACTGAGGATTTTTCCCGACAAAATCGGGTTTGGCACGCCTTTTGCTATATCACAGGGCGAGGCTTTCACGACAGCTGATTGACCGAATGGCATCGGCCGAGAAAAACCTCAAAACACGATTATCAACAATTTAAAATTATACAATTATGGGAAAGATTATTGGTATTGACCTTGGCACCACGAACTCGTGTGTTGCCGTTATGGAGGGTAACACTCCAACCGTCATTGCAAACTCTGAGGGTCGCAACACGACTCCTTCTATCATCGGTTTCGCCGACAATGGCGAGCGTACCGTAGGTGAATTGGCCAAGCGTAAGCAGGTCATGAACCCGACCAGGACAGTCTATTCTATCAAGCGTTTCATGGGCTGCGACATGGCTCAGTCGGCCGAAGAGATTAAGCGTGTGCCTTACAAGGTGGTTGGTAACAACAACCAGCCTCGCGTCGAGATCGATGGCAAGCAGTACACTCCTCAGGAGTTGAGCGCTATGATTCTCCAGAAGATGAAGAAGACCGCCGAGGATTACCTCGGTCAGCAGGTTACGGAGGCTGTCATCACCGTTCCTGCTTACTTCAACGACTCGCAGCGTCAGGCCACCAAGGAGGCTGGTCAGATTGCTGGTCTCGAGGTAAAGCGTATCGTCAACGAGCCTACCGCTGCCGCTTTGGCTTACGGTCTGGGCAACTTGGACAAGGACGAGAAGATCGCTGTGTTCGACCTCGGTGGTGGTACATTCGATATCTCTATTCTCGACCTCTCGGACGGTGTGTTCGAGGTCCTCTCTACCGATGGTAATACTCACCTGGGTGGTGATGACTTCGATAACAAACTCATCGACTGGTTGGCCGACGAGTTCCAGAAGGAGGAGGGCATCGACCTCCGCAAGGATCCAATGGCTCTGTCACGTATCAAGCAGGCTGCCGAGAAGGCCAAGTGCGAACTCTCATCAAGCACATCGACCGAAATCAACGAGCCATACATCACCATGGCAGGTGGCGCTCCTAAGCACCTCAACAAGACGTTGACCCGTGCTAAGTTCGAGGAGCTCTGCGACGACCTCATCAGCGCTTGCATCGAGCCTTGCCGTCGTGCATTGCAGAATGCCAAGTTGTCGGCTTCTCAGATCGACCAGGTCATCCTGGTAGGTGGTTCAAGCCGTATCCCAGCCGTTCAGCGTGAGGTTGAGAAGTTCTTCGGCAAGGTTCCATCCAAGGGCGTTAACCCAGACGAGGTAGTTGCAGTAGGTGCTGCCGTTCAGGGTGGTATCTTGGCAGGTGAGAACGTTGCCGGTGGTAAGGACATCCTCTTGCTCGACGTTACTCCATTGTCACTCGGTATCGAGACTCTGGGTGGTGTCATGACCAAGTTGATTGACGCTAACACCACTATCCCAACCAAGAAGAGTGAGGTCTTCTCTACCGCAGCCGACAACCAGCCTTCGGTACAGATTCACGTTCTGCAGGGTGAGCGTCAGTTTGCCAAGGACAACAAGTCCATCGGTATGTTCAGCCTCGACGGTATTCCAATGGCTCCACGTGGCGTACCTCAGATTGAGGTTACCTTCGATATCGACGCCAACGGTATTCTCAACGTCACCGCTAAGGACAAGGGTACCGGCAAGGAGCAGCACATCACCATCACCGCTTCTTCGGGCCTGAGCAAGGAGGAGATCGAGCGTATGAAGGCGGAGGCTGCTGCCAATGAGGCTGCCGACAAGGCCGAGCGTGAGAAGGTGGACAAGATCAACGCTGCCGACTCGATGATCTTCCAGGTTGAGAAGCAGCTCAAGGAGAACGGCGACAAGATTCCTGCCGAGCAGAAGTCTCAGATTGAGGCTGTCGTTGCTAAGCTCAAGACTGCCAAGGATGCGAAGGACATCGCCGGCATCGATGCTGCCACCAACGAACTCCAGCAGTTGATGGGTGCCGCTGCCCAGAACATGTATGGCCAGCCAGGCGCTGGCGCTCAGGGTAACCCTGGTGCCGGTCCTCAAGGCGGTGCTCCAAACAATGGCGAACCTCAAGACGTCGATTTTGAGGAGGTGAAGTAAAGATACTGTTCTTACATAAAATAATGACACTTTAGTTGCTTGTAATTCTTTGCTAAGCAACTAAAGTGTTTTTATATTCTTAACCATAATAATCTAATACAAAATAATAATGCGTATAATAAAATTGATAAAAAAAGCAATTGGAAGAAATAAACAATCTAACCAATTAACTAAAGAAGATCTTTATAGTTTTATTAGACTGAATTCATTAGAAGAGTGTATACAATATATGAAAGTAATGTTGGATTTTTATTATATCGGAATTAATATAAATTCAACAAATAAAGATCCTTCAGAAATTGACTCTGATAGAGATCTTTGGTTGCAGACAATGGCAAGTAAAGGATGCCATTTTCTTGCTTTACTTCATGGCGTTGATTATTCTACAAATACAGGACGACTTAAACCTATAATTGATTTCTCTATTCTATTTACTATAGCAAGACGTATGTATGAGTCTCTAATTGCTTTTGAATTAATATTTGTGCTTCCGAAAACGAAAGAACAACAAATTATCATCTATAATTTATTTAAAGCTCATGGTTTGGCAGAACGCTTAAAAGATTTAAGCGAAGAAATGAAACGGAGAAACCCCAAAAGGATTCTCGAAGAACAGGAGGATATTGAAAAATGTAGAAAAGAGATTCAAGAAACTAATCTATATAAGAATATGAACAAAGATACCTTAAATGTAATAAATAATGCTTTCGGAAATAGATTTCGTTATCGTTTTAAAGAAGATAATACAATGGAACTAATCGGATTTGAAAAGGCACATACTTTGCTTAGAGTTAAAGATGATTATTATAATAACAATTATTCTTTTTTTAGTCTTCATGGGCATCCTTCATATTTGTCTTTGATACAGTTTAGAGATGCTTATAAAAGTGAATCGCGAGCAGATATCATTATTGCAAAACATGCGACACAGTGTGTGTTGTCCTTTTTGAGTATTTATATAATAGATTATATGAAACTCAATGCGAAAGTGAAAGATGCATATGATTCGTTAGAAATGCCAAGAAGATTCGCTATTGGATTGTACGAAGATGCAATGAGAGAAGAACATAAATTTAGATAATTTTTTTGGCGTATAGCTCATTTTGCAGGCTAAATTTGAGTAGGTGTTGTTCAATAGCTCAAATTGCAGGCTGACTTTTTTGACATTTTTTTTTGACATCAGCGAAGAATTTTGCATATTTGTGGCGCA